CCAGCGATTCCTGGTTAAGTAAAAATGTTAGACCTATGGTATTAATATTTTTAGTTATATGTACAATGGTATTAATTTTTATTGATGCCGGAGCTATTCATTTTGCAGTAGAAGATAAGTGGACTGATTTATTACAAATAGTATTAATTACTGTAATAGGAGCTTATTTTGGGGGACGCTCAGTTGAAAAGCTTAAAAAATGATTACCCCTCAATATGGTTATAATATAAAATCATGGGTTATTGACAACTTAGATTTTATAAAAAAACAACCAGATAGTAAACCTAAAGGACATAAAGGTGTAGTGTTTGGGTTGAAAGAACTGCAACTCCCTCATAACAAGCGTTTGTTAGAAGAAAACGGATTTCCTTATAATGACCTTAAAGCTATCGAAGAGGAGCTTGTAAATTACTATAAAATTCCTGTAGGAAAATATGCTTATTTAGGTATTATGTTAATGTACGCAGAAGATGGTTATAAATGCGCATGGCATACTGATACTACGGATGATCAAAACATATACACCACAAGATTTAATGTTTTATTGAGCAAGCCTGAAAAAGGGGGTGAACCTATCATTAAAAAAGGAGAAGAAAAAATAACTATTCCGGTTCAAGAAAACGAACCCTGGTTATGTATTGCGGGTAAATACGAGCATTCTACCGTTAAAACAAAAGGATCTACACCGCGTATTTTATTGTCATTTGGCTACGATATCTCTAAAGTTTTATTAGAAAATATAGGGGAAAGATAATTAAAATACATTCAATTGTTTTTTCTTATCTTTGCATCAATATTAATCCAATAAATTAAAATTAGAAATTATGGAAAAAAAGATCGAAGCAAAAGAGTTAGAAAAACTTCAGGCGTTAACTGGAGAGTTTAACAAGTACAAAACTCAATTAGGAGACATTACACTTCAAAAACACATGATATGTTTAGAGGTGGATAAGCTTAAAGGTGAGTTTACAGTATTAGAAAAAGAGTTAGCTGAGAAATACGGAAAAGATTCTGTTATAAACTTAGAGACTGGAGAGGTTAAGCCTAAAGAAGCTGAAGTAGTACCTGAAGAAGAATCTGTAGAGAAAAAATAAATTAATGGCAAAGATTGAGAACACCACAGTTTATCCGATAAAAACCCCTCCATCGAATGATGATTACTTTGTAATTACGGATGTAGAGGATAGTAACGCAACTAAAAATTGTAAAATTGGGGATATCTCAGGATCCATTAATATTTTTGAAACACAGGTCACTGTACCTTCTGCAAATATACTTTTAATAGCGACCAATATGTTTACCTTAATCACAGGTGTGCCGGGTAAATATATTGTTCCTATTAGTATTCTTGCTAAACTAAACTACGGAACAGTAGCGTACGATTTTGGTGTAAGTGACAATATATGGCTTACCACCTCTAATGCGGGAGCTAATGGATGTGCTGCTATTTTAGGGAGTACTTTAAATAATAGTGCTGATAACACTACAATAGGGACAGGTAAGGGCTTGGCAAATGGAGGTTTTGCTGCCGGTGAAAGTTTAGTTCTATGGGGAGTGGGAGGTTTTTCAAACCCAACACAAGGCGACGGTACTTTAACTTTAAGTATACAGTATAGATTAGTACAGATAATATAAAGAAGATATGGCTAAAATTGAAAACATTAAAGTATATCCTACCGTAACACCCTCGGCGGATGATTTACTAATAGCAACAGATGTTAGCGATAACAATAAGACGGTAACATTTACCGTTGGAAGTATAGGTGGTGGAGCTGGAATATTACAAGGATTGCAATCAGTTTTAGATGTAAATAATGTTGCTACAGGAAAAGATATTCTATTAACAGGAAATATTAATGCTTTCGGAGGATACATGAATGCTGATCAGTATCACATTAATGGTTCTCCAGGGTTAGCAGGTCAAGTATTAACTTCAGGAGGTCCATCTGGAAGTGCAACCTGGTCCACTCCTTCAGGTGGTAGTAGTTGTTGTAATATACAAAATACTTTAGCTGTTGGTGATACTACGCAGCTTTCTTTGATAATGAATGGAGCAGGGGAGCAGTTAAGTATAAGTGGAGGTACCAATTTTAATGTAGGGAGTGGCTCTGATATAAATATGACGGGAGGCTCCGATATGTATTTAGGAGCAGGATCATCATTGAATTTTAATGCCACAGCAACTTTACAAGATGGCACAGGGAGTGAAGGACTGGCAGGACAAATATTAACAGTAAACGCAGCAGGAACAGGATTAGAATGGACAACAGGGCTACCAGGAGGATCAACTCCTTCATGGCAACAAACATTACAAGTTGGTAATACAGCTAATAATATATCTGTAAATTTAACTACAGCGCCTTTAAATCTTGACGCTACATCTCCAATAAATTCAGCGGGGGTTAATAATTTTACAGGCAACACAACCTTTACTTACCAAGGATCTGCTGTTCCCGCTATAATAATGGAAGGAGCAATACAGGATTCTTTAGGTAATACAGGGGGTCCTAAACAAGTTTTAAGTCCCTCTTTAACAGACCCAGGGAAACTTGAATGGGTAAATCAATCAGGGAGTAATAATTTACAATCTACATTAGATAATGGTAATTCAGCTATTCAAGACATTATATTACAAGGAAGTATTGATTTAACATATGGGCCTGGTAATGGAGAATTAATATTAGGAGGTAATGTGCAGATTAATGCTAATTCTTCTACCGGAACAGTTGGTCAATTTTTAACCGCAACAGCTACAGGTGTAGAATGGACTACGTTTACTCCTGGAAATCCTAATTTACAAACCGTATTAGACGCAGGAAATACAGCAGATCAAAACATCACATTAACAGGTGTGGGTAATAATATTACCTCAGACATAATGAGTCCTAACTCTATAAATGTTACTAATGGTACCGGAGGCACGAATCAAATTCTTCAATCTAATAACGGTGTTTTATCTTGGGTAGCTAATACAGCTACCGGGATGAATAACTGGTTGTTTGAAGGGGATACAGGAGCACAACAAGTAATAACAGATGGAGCTTTAGTTCAGTTTTTAGGAGATAATACAGCAATAAGTACTCAGTCTACCTCTTTAGACGTATTAAATATTAGTCATGATCTTTTTGGTACTGCAGGAACATATGCATTTCCATCGTCAATAACCACTAATACAACTGGTCATATTACAAGTATAACAACAGGGACAGCTCCTACTTCTTATACTTTGGGATCTCAGCCTTCCGGACCAAGTAATGTAGAATTAGATTTAACAGATAGTTTAGGAGGGGTAAGCACAGTAACTTTAGTTGCTGGAGCTAATGTAACTTTAGCGGATAACGGAAGTAATCAGATTACAATATCTGCGGCATCGGCTTCTGGAATGACTAACTTCTTTATAGTATCAGATTCTGGAACAGGATCTAAACAAAGTGTTACTGATGGAATTGATTATTTGTTTGAAGGAGGTACTTATTTAACTACTTTCCAAACAGGAGGTACTCCAAATACCCTTACTATTAATCATGACGCTACTACAAGGACTGATACTACCTCTTCTTCCTCTCCAGCTTTTGGAGGTACGTTTACAGTTATAGATACAATGACTTCAAATGCTACAGGTCATGTTACGGATGTAAACACTAAAACAATAACCTTACCAGCATCATCCGGAGTGACATCAATTTCAGTATCAGATGGGTTATATTCGGCTCCCAACCCAATAATAAATACAGGGAATATACAAGTAGATTATTTAACAACGGACAATGTAGTATTATCCGCAGCTGCGTGGGCTGGTATGGCAATAGATGATTTGGATACAATGCTTATTAATGATGCTACAACTGATACTGTTAAATATATAAGTATAGCAGATCTAAAAGTTGTTTTTGCAGTAGGAACAGTAACTACATTTAGCGCTCAAATTAATGGTAATGCGCTTACAGAATCTGTTACTAATCCAACTACTACTCCAGACTTGGTTCTTGCATGGGCAGGATCGGCTTCACAATATGTAAATGGAGCGGGGGATTTAATTAATATATCTACTCTTGCAAACACAACATATGATTTAAGTTCTGTTCAAAACGGAGCTGATGCTGATATAAAATTAATTGGGTCAGACGCTACAACAGATATAGTTAAAATTGAAGCGGGTAATAATATTACTATTACCGATACAGGGAGTAATATAAAAATTGACGCTTCAGCCTCTTCAGGACTTACATCATTTACTTTAGATGGTAATACTGGCTCTCAACAGACAATAGACAATACTAACCCAAATATGACTGTTTTGGGAGGTACAAATCTTAACTCTGTAATGTCCGCTACTAATACAGTTACTGTAGATCATAACAATCAATCAAGAACCGATACTCCTACAACATTAACCCCAAGTGCAGGTAGTGTAATTCCTATTGTAACGGCAGTTACTTCGAGTGCTACGGGTCATGTTACAGGAACAGATGTAAAAACTATAACCTGGCCATTATCAGTAACTTCGGTAGGATTATCATATGTTACCACGGGAGGCTCTTCAGTTGCTGGTTCATCCGCATTTACAGTAAGTTCATCTCCAATTACAGGGTCGGGAACTATTAGTTTAACCTCGACTGGAACCGGTGCTCAATATATTGATGGTGAAGGTAAGTTAAAGGATTTCCCTACCATCCCTACAGTACCAGCTTATACTTTAAGTACCTTACAAAACGGTGCAACCGTTGAGATAGATTTAAACGCAGATGGAACATCAGTATCACAAATTGATTTAGTAGGAGGAACAAATATTAATGTTACTAAGAGCTTAACTAACACTATCACTATTGATATGGCCGGAACCATAGGGACGGTTACAAACGTAAGTTCTTCCCATGCGGGTACTGCATTTGCAGTAACAGTTACTAATCCTACCACAACGCCAGATATAGATATTACTATGGCGGGTAATGCCTCTCAATATATTAATGGGGCGGGTGATTTAGTTAATATATCTACCCTTCCTAACACCACATATGATTTAACAGTACCAACAGCAACTACCGATATTCGATTAGCAGGTAGTGACGGTACTAATGATGATGTTACTATAACAGGTGGTGCTAACGTAACTGTAACCAGAGTTAGTGCTACTGAATTAAGTATAGCTGCTGCTGCTGGAACAGGATTAAGTTCATTCACTTTAGATGGAGACAGTGGCGCTCAACAAACGGTAGACGCAGCTAATCCTGATATGAATATATTAGGAGGACTTGTAATTTCTTCAGTAGCCTCAGGCACAAACAACATTACATTAAATCATGACAATGTTACACGAACTAATACTTTTGCAGGGACGGTTGCTCCAGGGTCTGGGGGAACAATAGATGTAATAACATCATTCACTTCAACGTCTCAAGGGCATATAGATGAAGTAGTAACAACTACTCTTGAGTTGCCAGCAGTTGGAGGAACAGTAACCAGTGTAGGTTTAGCAGCACCATCTGCATTTACAGTTACTAATTCTCCGGTAACAACTTCAGGAACATTAACATTGGCTGGAGCAGGAACGACTGCCCAATATATCGATGGAACAGGGGCTTTACAAACTTTCCCTCCTATTGATAATACTACATATACATATGGTTCTGCACAGCAAGGTTCTAATGTAGAGTTAGATTTAACAAGTAGTGCAGGATTAGTTGATATAGTAACATTAGTAGCAGGGACAGGAATTACATTAACAGACAGTGGTACTTCTCAAGTAACTATTGCAGGAACTTTAGGAACAGTAACATCTGTAGGAGCAGCATATAGTAATGCAGGAGGTACAGGAAGTGCGGGAGCTGCAGCATTTACAGTTGGAGTAACTAACCCAACTTCTACCCCAATTATTACATTAACAGGAGATGGATCGTCAGCACAGTATATCGATGGTACTGGATCTTTAGTAACCTTCCCTACTATAAATAATACTACTTATGATTTAACAACTGCTCCGACGGGAACAGCAATTAGACTCACAGGTACCGATGGTACTAATGATGATGTAACTTTAACAGGAGGGACAAATGTTACAATAACACGAACAAGCGCATCTGAGTTAACTATAGACGCTTCAGCAGGCACTGGTCTATCTTCATTCCAGTTTGTTGGTAATCAAGCGGGAAGTACTACAGAGACAGTAGATACTACAAACAACTTAATTGAGTTTAACGCTGGTGCGGTAATGGCAGTTCAGTCATCAAGTACTAACAAATTAACAATCGCACATGCTGGGGTTCCATCTAATCAGAATACACTTCCAGCTGTATCTCCTTCCCCAGGTACATCTGTTAGTTTAGTTACAGGTGTTACAGTATCTCCTTATGGTCACGTGACGGACGTAGATACTACACCGGTTAATTGGCCATCAGCATCAGGACAAGTAGATTCAGTAGGATATACTTATACTACCCCAGGTCCGCAAACAGCAGTTGCTGGAGATCCTGCATTTGTAGCTTCAGTAGGAGGAACAGCTATAAATCCAATTTTAGATCTTGAAGCGCAAGGTAAAGGTGCAGCACAGTTTATAGATGGTAGTGGGATATTACAGGACTTCCCAGCTATACCAACGCAATGGTCAGGCTGGATTGCTGATGCAGATGTAAACACATCTCCTGCTTGGACTATCAATAATGCGACTACTCTTAAATTTGTCGGAGAGGTAACAACTGGGGGTGCAGGAATAGTAACTTCTACAATTCCAAATACTGAATTACAAATTGGATTAATAAATAATGGTGGAACACCAAGTGCCACTACATTCTACAATGGAGCTGGACAGTGGGCTACACCAACGGGTAATATTTATACTATAGGTGGTGGGAATATTAATACTGGTAATACTAATACCTTTATCAAACTTGAGGAAAATGGATTCCCTACCAGTAGTTCCAAAATAACAGGAACAGGGGGAACTACGGTATCTTACGATTATAATCTTAACACTTTTACTATTGATAGTTCTACAGGATCAGCTACTAACTTTAAGGTACAAGGTAGTACAGGATCAACCGTTACCATAACACAGAATGACACCTTATCACTTTTAGCGGGAACTGGAATATCTACAGTATCAGCTTCAGGAACAGACTCAGTAACCATAGCTAACACAGGAGTTACGTCGCTTGTGGCTGGATCAGGAATAAGTTTAAGTGGAAGTACGGGTGCGGTAACTGTGACAGCTACAGCGTCTAAACAGTCGGGTATATTTTTAACAGAAAATTATAACTTCTGCGGTGCAGCATGGTCTGAGCGCTATACTAATGCGCCAAGCAGTTGGACAGGGATTACCGCACGTGCTCCAAGATTCTGGAACGCAAGACCAGATGCTGATTGTGTAAACGACACATCATTTTTGGCGGATGATTATTCTTGGTGGACTTCTACGCTACAATATCCTTCTAATCTCCAACTGGTAACTGGGCAGGAAGGGGGTATCAATTCGCCTATATGGGCTTGTCCTCATGTAACTGGCACATGGACAGCAGACGTACAAGCTTTTTCTATTACTTTTTCTGCTAATATTATTGGAAATACTTATGGAAATCTGGGTTTTATAGATGTACTCTTAGCAAAAGGAAAGCCTTGTGGAGACTCAACTGGTATAAATACAGAGTATGAGATAATGGGGAACTGTACCGTTCCGTATAACCCAGCAGCTCCAGGAAATGCCAACGGGAATCAAAGGGTGGCTTATTGTTGTGCATCTGACATTAGTAAATGGACTACAACGACGGTAAAAGCAGGTGAGGCATTGTATATATTTCTTCTATTTAGAACTTCCGGTGGTAGTATGGCAACTCTTGCTACAACCAGTCCAGGATCAAATGTTCTCCGATTTACTGGACAAGCCAGAGTACACTTAGCATAAAAAATTAAATTAAAAATAAAATGAAATGGACATTAGAAAGATATCAATTGGCTCGGATTATAAGTCTGGAGCTATGCACTACATACAAGGGCAAGAAGTATTAGGAGGTAAGTATACTATACACCTTATTCAGTCTCAAGAAAACTCTTATCGTATTTGGGTACAAAAAGGGGATGAACTTTTTGTGTGGAAAGAGTTTTTAAATACACTTCCAATTTCATTAGAATATAATATTAACTTTTAATGAAGTCACCATATTGTTTTATTGTTACACCAGTAGACGATAGAAGGTATGATAACATAAAAGAAATATCTGGAATTAAATTTATTACCAGTGTCTCTGAAGAAGATCATACCGCCTCTAACCGTTTTGCTATTGTTGTAGAGACTCCTATTCATTATAGCGGTCCTATTAAAAAAGGAGACACTTTATTAGTTCACCATAATGTGTTTAAGTTTTACAATGACATGAAGGGTCGTCAAAAAAGCGGAAGAAGCTATTTAAAAGATAATTTATTTTTAGTAGACAATGACCAATTTTTTATGTATAAACAAAATAATAAATGGCATGCGTGGGGTAAATATTGTTTTGTAAAACCTGTTTCTATAAAAGAATCTTATATTTTTAAGCCAGGTGGTGAAGAGCCTTTATTTGGAGTAATGAAATATATAAATGAAGAACTACTTGATTTAGGAGTAAAAGAAGGGGATCAAGTTTCTTTTGTTCCAGAAAGTGAATACCCTTTTTTTATAGACGGAGAAAAGCTTTATAGAATGTTTACCAGTCATATAACTTTTATCGCATGATACATATAATAGATGACTTTATAGAACCTGAATTATTTAAGATAGCAACTAATTATCTTAATAAAGGAGAATTTATAAAACATACTGTGGGAGATAAAGATTTTTACACTCAAGAATCTCCAGAATCGTTTAATAATTACGTTTTAACAAAGCTATCGTCAGTAGAGGGTAGACCTTTAGAAAATATATTAAGCTTCTTTAGAGTGTCTACAAATAGCTTAGATTGTAATTGGAGAATTCATTCTGATTTAAATATTAAAGGACAGAAGCCTGATAGGGCTATTGTTTTATATATGTCTCCACGAGAATTAGAAGAACTGCACGGAACAGCTTTTTGGGAGCATGAAGTGTATGGTAAAAGTTTACCTAAACATATAACAGATAAAGAATATGATCGTATGATACGAGTAGATGCAGAAGAGTTGGATATGTGGAGGCTTTCATCTGTAGCTGGTTACGAACAAAATAGGATTGTATCTTATCCTGCAAGTTATTTTCATAGTAAATACCCTAACAAGTCTTGGAAAGCGGGAAGGCAAGTTTTTGTAATGTTTTATAAATATAAATAAAAGATGGATATAAGAGGTCTTAAGGAAAATATAATACTGGCAGCTGAGAAGGCTGTAAAACAATTAGTTAAGGTGGCTAAAGAGGATATTATCAAATACGATAAAGATGATGAGTTAGCCGCTGATAGATTAAAAAACGCAGCAGCTACTAAAAAATTAGCCATATTTGATGCTTTTGAAATATTAAAAAGAATTGAAGAAGAGCGCGCAATGTTAGATGGTAATATTGCTGATAAAAAAACCAATACACTAAAAGGATTTGCAGAGTCAAGATCAAAATAAATTATATAGAGAAATAACAAGCTTGATTCCTAAATCAGTAGTCTCTAATAAAAATAGGGGAAGAACGTGGTTATATGGGTATAATGAAAAATATGATATAGTGGTTATATCTAAGACAGGTCAAATTGAAACCGTTATTGAAATTAATGGATTAAAAATTGCATTACCCAAACCTCCGAAAGATATAGATAAAAGGTCTCCAAAAAAAGAAGAGCAGTATTGGGAAGCAAAACCTATTTCTAAAGAACTTAACCGTATTAAATCTATATTTCAATGGCATGAAACACCTGATGTTTTTAAGTCTCAATGGGTAGAGTATATTGAAAAAGAGTTTGATAGAAGAGATCAAGGATATTGGTTTATGAATAATGGCATGCCTACTTACATCACAGGAACTCATTATATGTATTTACAGTGGACTAAGATTGATGTAGGTAATCCTGATTTTAGAGAAGCTAATAGAATATTTTATATATTCTGGGAAGCTTGTAAAGCGGATAAAAGAAGTTTTGGAATGTGTTACTTAAAAATCAGACGTTCTGGATTTTCATTTATGAGTTCTTGTGAAGGAGTTAATAAAGCTACTATAACTAAAGATGCTCGTATTGGAATACTTTCTAAAACAGGAGCTGACGCTAAAAAAATGTTTACAGATAAAGTAGTTCCTATTTCTAATAACTACCCTTTCTTTTTTAAACCTATTCAAGATGGTATGGATAAACCTAAAACTGAATTAGCATACAGAGTTCCCGCCTCAAAGATTACAAAAAAGAATATGCATACGTTAGCGGATGAGGAGTTAGAAGGGTTAGATACTACTATTGACTGGAAGAATACTGGTGATAATAGTTATGATGGAGAAAAATTACAATTACTTTTACATGATGAAAGCGGTAAGTGGGAAAAACCAGATAACATATTGAATAACTGGCGAGTAACTAAAACATGTTTGCGTTTAGGTAGTAAGATAATTGGCAAATGTATGATGGGATCTACCTCTAATGCTTTAGATAAAGGAGGGTCAAATTTTAAATCTTTATATGAAGATTCAATGCCTAATAAACGAAATGCAAACGGCCAAACTAAATCGGGATTATATTGTTTATTTGTTCCAATGGAGTGGAATTTTGAAGGATATATAGATAGATACGGAATGCCTGTTTTAAAAACACCAGCTAAAGCGATAATAGGTATTGACGGTGAAAACATAAAGGTAGGAGCGGTAGATTACTGGAAGAATGAAGTAGACTCTTTAGCTCAAGATCCTGATGCTTTAAATGAATTTTATCGCCAGTTTCCACGTACCGAGTCTCACGCTTTTAGAGATGAGAGTAAACAATCTCTATTTAATTTAACTAAAATTTATCATCAGATAGATTATAATGATTCATTAATTATAGATCATCATTTAACACGAGGTTCTTTTAGTTGGGAAAATGGAATTAAAGACACTAAAGTGATTTGGTCGCCCAATAGAAGTGGAAGATTTTTAGTAAGCTGGACTCCCGCTAAGCATTTGCAAAATAGAATGATTACAGAGAGAGGTCGTAAAAAACCAGGGAATGAACACTTAGGTTCATTTGGATGTGACTCTTATGATATTTCTGGGGTAGTGGTTGGTAAGGGATCTAATGGTGCTTTACACGGCTTAACTAAATTTAATATGGATGACGCTCCAAGTAATGAGTTTTTTTTAGAATATATAGCTCGTCCTCAAACTGCAGAGATATTTTTTGAAGAGGTGTTAATGGCTTGTATATTTTATGGAATGCCTATTTTGTGTGAGAATAATAAACCGCGATTACTATATCATTTTAAAAACCGAGGGTACAGAGGGTATTGCATGAATAGACCTGATAAAACTTACAATAAATTATCTAAAACTGAACGTGAATTAGGCGGTATTCCTAATACATCTGAGGATGTAAAACAGTCTCATGCGTCAGCAATAGAATCGTATATTGAGAAACATGTAGGGATAGATTCTCAAGGTACTTATAGGGAGACGGATGACATGGGAACTATGTATTTTCAAAGAACTTTAGAGGACTGGGCAAAGTTTGATATTAGTAATAGAACTAAGTTTGATGCAGCTATTAGTTCGGGATTAGCGATTATGGCTAATCAAAAGCACTTATACACACCATCTAAACAAAAATCAAAAATAAGTGTTAACTTTGCAAGATATAATAATAAGAGTACACTTAGTAAAATAATTACATGAAAGCAGTAAAAATCGATATACAATCTGCTGCCTTTCCTGATCAGTTTGTCTCTGACAAAAAGAAGGCTACTAAAGAGTTTGGATTACAAGTAGGTCAGGCTATACAATACGAATGGTTTCGTAAAGACGGAATGAACTGTAGGTTTTATAACCAATGGGCCGACTTTAACCGTTTACGTTTGTACGCCAGGGGAGAGCAGTCAGTAGCAAAATACAAAAATGAGTTAGCGGTAGATGGAGATTTATCGTATTTAAATTTAGACTGGACTCCAGTTCCTATTATACCAAAGTTTGTGGATATTGTGGTAAATGGAATGGCAGATAGAATGTTTAAAGTAAACTGTGTAGCGACAGATGCTATGTCTGCTGAAAAGAGAAGTCAATTCCAGCAAATGGTAGAGATCAATGTAGCTGCTCAAGATTTATTTAAACAAGTAGAGAGAGATTTTAAAATGGAAGTTTTCCAGGTGGACCCAGAAACTCTTCCATCGAGTGATTCTGAGATGGAACTGTACATGCAGTTAAATTATAAACCAGGTATAGAAATTGCAAATGAAATTGCTATAGATACCATGTTGGAGGAAAACCATTATGTGGACGTAAGAAAGAGAGTAGATATGGACCTAACAACTTTAGGAATAGGAATGACTAAACATATGTTTCAACAGGGTGATGGAATTAGAGTTGATTATGTAGATCCAGCAAACGTTGTTTATAGCTATACTGAAGACCCTTACTTTAAAGACTGTTTTTATTGGGGAGAATTAAAAACTGTACCTATTACAGAGGTTTTAAAAATAAACCCTGATCTCACACAGGAAGATTTAGAGGAAATTTCAAAATACAGTCAAGCTTGGTATGATTACTATAATGTAGCGGCTATGTATGAGAACAGTATGTTTGCAAGAGACTCCTGTACTTTATTATTTTTTAATTATAAAAGCACAAATAGTTTTGTATATAAAAAGAAACAACTTGCTGAGGGTACTTTTAAAACTGTAGAAAAGGATGATGAGTTTAATCCACCAGAAGAAATGATGGAGGAAGGAAAATTCGAAAGAGTAGAAAAAAGAATTGATGTTTGGTATGATGGGGTAATGGTGATGGGAAGCAACTTATTGTTAAAGTGGGAGTTAATGGAAAACATGGTAAGACCAAACTCTGCTAATCAATATGCTATGCCTAACTATGTGGCTTGTGCTCCTCGAATGTATAAAGGAACATTAGATTCATTAGTAAGAAGAATGATTCCTTTTGCTGATTTAATACAAATTACTCATCTTAAATTACAACAAGTGGTTTCTAAAGTTGTTCCAGATGGAGTATTTATAGATGCTGATGGATTAAGTGAGGTTGATTTAGGAACAGGTAATGCTTATGACCCATCTGATGCGTTGCGTTTATATTTCCAAACAGGTAGTGTGGTAGGAAGAAGTTATACTCAAGATGGAGAATATAATAATGCTAAAGTTCCTATTACTCAATTAACATCTAATAGTGGAGGAAGTAAAATGCAAATGCTAATTGGAAATTATAATCATTATTTAGGAATGATTAGACAAGTAACAGGGTTAAACGAAGCAAGAGACGCGTCTACTCCAGATCCAGATTCTTTGGTAGGAGTTCAAAAATTAGCTGCTTTAAATTCTAATGTAGCTACACGTCATATTTTAAATGCCAGTCTATATATAACCAGAACTATTGCTGAATGTTTATCTATTAGAACAGCAGATATTTTAGAGTATGCAGATTTCAAAGAAGAGTTTGCTATGCAAATTGGAAAATATAACTTAGGTATTATAGAAGAAATTAAAAACCTTTATCTATATGACTTTGGTATTTATATTGAAATGTCTCCAGATGAAGAGGAAAAAGCTCAATTAGAAGCTAACATTCAAGCTGCTTTAAAAATGGGAGGTATTGATTTAGAGGATGCTATTGATATTAGAACTATTAGTAATTTAAAGATGGCTAACCAGTTGCTAAAAGTTAAAAGAAAACAAAAAGAAGAAAAAACTAAACAGACCGAAATGCAGAAGCAAGCTATGCAGGCTCAACAGCAACAAGCTCTGCAGCAGCAAGCAGCACAAGCTAAAATGCAACAAACTCAAGCAGAGTTACAATCTAAGATTCAAATTAAACAAGCCGAGATCGCTTTTGAAATAGAAAAACAAACCAATGAAGCAGACCTTAAACGTAGATTAATGGATGTAGAATTTAGATATAACATGCAGTTAAGAGGAATGGAACAATCACAGATTGATGCAAGAGAAACTCAAAAGGAAGATGCTAAAGCAGCTCGAATTAGTTTAGGAAATACTCAACAATCTAAAATGATTACTCAGAGAAAAACAGGAGGTGCCCCTATTAACTTTGAGTCTAACGAAGATAGTTTAGATGGATTTGACTTAGCGGAATTTGAGCCTCGATAAATGCTTAAAAAAACAATTAAAATAACATTAACTTTGTAAAACTTAAATTAAATTAAAATGGACGAAAATCAAACACCGAAAATAACGGTAAGGGAAGTTACCGGAGAAGAAAAATCTCGAGCACAAGTAGAGGAGGTATTACTAAAAAAGCATGAAGAAAAACATAATGTTGAAGAAAGTAAGACTGACGTGGAGAGAGTGGATACAAGCACTGAGAGTTCCACCCCCGAGAATAAACAAGAAGAAGTACAACAGAAAGATGAAACACAAGAAGCCTCATCAAGCTTAACTGATGAAAACGTTCTTTCATATATTAAAGAAAGGTATAATAAAGACATATCTTCTGTGGATGATTTGTTTGCTCAAAGAGAGTTAAATGAAGACTTACCTGAAGATGTAGCTGCATACTTTCAATACAAAAAAGAAACGGGTCGTGGAATTGGTGATTTTGTAAAATTACAACAAGATTACGATTCTATGGATAATGATAGATTGTTGTCTCAATATTATTCTCAAACCGAAGAAGGTTTAGATAGTGAGGATATTAAAGACTTAATGGATGAAAAGTTTGGATATGATTCAGATTTAGATGATCCTAAAGAAATTAAGAAAATTGAGAGAGCAAAGAAAAAGGAACTTGTTAAAGCTAAGAAGTTTTTTACTGAACAAAAAGATAAATATAAAACTCCTCTTGAGTCAAGTGGGAGCGGATTATCTGACGAGGACAGAGAAAAATTTAATAGCTATAAAAGTTATATAGAAGAGTCGACCTCTGCTCAAGAGGCCCAGAAGAAAAGGTATGATTATTTTTTAGATAAGACCAATGAGGTCTTTAACGATGAATTCAAAGGTTTTGAGTTTAATGTCGGAGAAAAAAGTTTTACATTTAAACCTGGAGATAACAAAGAGTTGAAGAGCAAACAATCTGACGTTAATAATTTCGTGAATAAATACATGGATGAAAAAACAGGATTGATTGCAGACCCAGCTGGTTATCATCGCGCTATGTCGGTGGCTATGAATTTAGATAAGTTTGCTGAATTCTTTTACAATCAAGGTGTTACCTCGGCTGTAGATGATGTAAGTAAGAAGTCTAAAAACATAAACATGGAAATGCGTAGAACTCCAACTAATCTAAGTAAAGATGGCTTAAAGATTAGAACGGTTGGAGACACAAGTAGTGGAAGAGGGCTCAAAATTAGAAGTATTAAAAAAAGTTAAAAATTAAAAAAATTTAGAAATTATGGCAGTAAATGCAACACCAGGGTTTGACCTTCAGCCAAGTGCGGAAAGGGTAGCCCTACCAAGTAACTACATTACCAATTTCGATTTCTTGAATCAGTATCTTCCAGATACTTATGAGAAAGAATTTGAAAGATATGGTAATAGAACAGTAGCTTCATTCTTAAGAATGGTAGGCGCTGAAATGCCTTCTAACTCAGACATGATAAAATGGGCTGAACAAGGAAGGTTACATACTAAGTATACTAATGTAACATTAGCAGCAACAGGTGCTACTACAGGTACATTAACAGTAGCTGACACATTAAGTCCAGCAGGAAGTAATATAGCGGTAAGAATAGGTCAAACTATTTTTATCTCTGATAACACTCCAGGGTCTACATTGAGTAATAAAGCAGTTGTAACTGGTGTGACTCAGAACACGATTGCTGTAGCATTCTATGAGGCTTTATCTGTTGTTCCAGCAACTCCATCAACATTAACTGTAATGATTTACGGTTCGGAATTCGCTAAAGGAACTAACGGAATGGCTGATTCATTAGAAGCTAACGATGTGTTCTTTGACAACAAACCAATTATCATTAAGGATACTTACGAGGTAAGTGGTTCTGACATGGCTCAAATTGGATGGGTTGAAATATCTACTGAAAACGGTGGATCAGGATACTTATGGTACATGAAGTCTGAGCACGAAACAAGATTACGTTTCGAAGACTACTTAGAAACAGCAATGATTGAGGCAGTTCCGGCTGCTCCTAACTCAGGTGCAGAGGCAGCTTTATCTACTTCAGCAGGTGCGATAGGTACAATCAACGCAGGTTCTGAAGGAGTATTCTACGTAGTAGGTGAGAGAGGAAATGTTTGGGGTGGTGGTAATCCAACTACTCTTGCAGGATTCGATTCAGTTATTTCAAGATTAGACAAGCAAGGTGCTATTGAAGAAAATGTTCTTTTTGTTAATAGACAATTCTCTTTCGATATGGATGATATGTTAGCTGCTCAAAACTCTTATGGAGCGGGTGGTACTTCATATGGTTTATTTGATAATGATGAAGATATGGCTCTTAACTTAGGGTTCACTGGATTCCGTAGAGGATATGACTTCTACAAGTCTGACTGGAAATACCTTAACGATGCTTCAATGAGAGGTGATATTGTAGGTGGTGCAATCAATGGACTTTTAGTTCCAGCTGGTTCTACATCTGTATATGACCAAATCTTAGGTAAAAATGCAAAGCGTCCATTCTTACACGTTCGATATAGAGCGTCTGAGACTGAAGACAGAAGATATAAAACTTGGATCACTGGTTCTGCTGGTGGAGCAAGAACATCTTCTTTAGATGCAATGCAGGTTAACTTCTTGAGTGAAAGAGCTTGTTGTACTTTAGGTGCAAACAACTTCTTCTTATTCCAAGATGCATAATCAGTAATATTCAAGGGGGAGGATTAACCTCCTCCCCTTTTTTTTAACTTTAATTAAATTATAATAAAATGAAAAAAACACAAAAATTCGTAGATAAATCCTACAAACTTACGAGAGGACGTGCGCCTTTAGCATACATGCTTTCTTCTCACCATACCAAAAGAACTAATCTTCTTTATTTTGATGAAGAGACTGGAACAAATAGACCTCTTCGATATTCAAGAAACCAAAAATCTCCATTTGAAGATGAACAAGATGGAAATATTATAATGGAGCCAATTATTTTTGAAGATGGTTTATTATATGTTTCTAAACAAAATCAAGTTCTTCAGCATTTCTTAAATTTACATCCAGGTAACGGAAATATATTTATAGAAATTGATAATGCTAAAGATGCTCATCAAGAATTAGAAGTAGAGAACCTTGTTTTAGAGGCTCAACTTGTGGCTCGTGATTTATCAGTAGAAAAGTTAGTGACTATAAGTAGAGTTTTATTAGGATCAGATGTAGATAAAATGAGTACTGCGGAATTAAAACGAGATATATTAGTATTTGCTCGACAAAATCCTGTAGACTTTTTAGATATTTTAGATGATCCAGCTTTACAAGTTCAAGATGATGTAGTTCAGTTTTTCCAAAATGGATTATTAGTATTAAAAAACAAACAAAGAGATGTTTACTTTAGTCTCCCTAATAATAAAAAGAAGTTTTTAACTGTTCCATTCGGAGAAGAACCGTATGATATAGTAGCTTCATATATGCAAACTGATGACGGGGTAGAAACTTATAAACTCTTAAAAAGAAACTTGAAAGGAGAAGCTCCTCAGTTTGAAGTTGTTAATGAAATGCAGGAGGTTAAGATCGAAAATAAACCTAAAAAGAAAAAGAAGGCCTCTAAATCTTAAGGAGGAGATACTTAAAGAAACACCTTATTAAGGTGTTTTTTTTTATGTATCTTTGTACTTTATTAACCCATTAAAAACTTTTTATAAAATGGAAAAATTCTTATCAATTCCAGTTACAGGAGCTGGAAACAATCTTTTAAGCGTCAGTGGAGTCCTGTCCGTCACAGCGGCCAGTGCAACTGCAACTGACACAGTAATAACTTATATAAATGGAAACACAGCAACCATTACTTCAGATGCTCAAGTAGCTTATGATGTAAAAACAGCAATTCAAGATGCTATGACAGCGGCGTTAGCAACTTCTTGGACTCGTGTTACTTATGCGGTAGTGCCTCCAAAGGCGGTATCGGCAATAGCTATAGCGTAATGGGAAAGTTTATTAAAATACCATTACCGATAATGAACGCTACAGCGGACAATCCAGCAGCAGCAGTTAGTTCTACAACAACTGGTGCAGTAACCGGAAAATTAACAGACTCTGGTCAAACATTTACTTCTTCAGTAAGTGTAGGAGATATTGTTTTCCCAGGAGGATCCGCATCTACAGTCTATGCAACAGTGAGTGCTATAGATAGTGATACAGCGTTAACGCTTGGAGGAGATGCAGCCGCTATTGCATTGTTAGATAATAACACTCAAGCGTATAAAATTTTTACTGTTGCTAATGCTAAATCTTTAGTTTCTTCAGCAGGAGGATTTTCAACTAATGTAAAACCAGGTGATATTGTTCTTAATTCAACAACTGGTATTGAGGGGAAAGTTACACAAGTAACTTCAGATACTCAATTGTTACTGGACACTATATTATTTAATGACAACGGTTCGGATAATGCTGTTGTTTTAAGTGCAGATGGTAATTTTGGACAATTAGTTAATATAAGCAATATAGGACAAACACTTGCTTTCCCAGGTGGTGCGTTTACGATTGGATGTTCTATTGCGTATAAGTCTAAAAGCACTCCAATTGATGATATGGCAATAACTATATCAGAAGCTCAAGCAGATTATAACTGGTACAATGCGTTTACGGAATTAATCGTAGAAGTATTAGAGTCAGACTGGAAAAATGTGGTTAAAACTATGCCATATATTAAGTCTCCTGCTGGTTCTACTTCACCATTTCTTTATGCTACAAGTATAACTTTTGCATAATAAATAGTTAAATATTAAGAGAGGTCTACAAAAAAAGTGGACCTCTTTTTTTTTCTTATCTTTGTGGAAATGTTTATATACTATGCCAGCATCAATTAATGAAGTTAGAAATACGGTTTTAGCAATAGCAAATAAAAATAACTACGGATATATTTCTCCGCAAGATTTTAACCTATATGCTAAGCAAGCGCAGATGGATATGTTTGAAGATTATTTCTATCAATACAACCATTGGGTTAACAAAGAAAATAATAGAGTTTCAGGAACAGGGTATGCAGATATAGTTAAAGGGTTGGAAGAAGTTATAGATACTTTTTCTACAGAAGTTTTTTTAGCTCAAAATAATTCTAACACTTTTAATTTACCTAATGATTATTATTTAATAAATAAGTTATATTATTATTCTACTCCTTTATTTACAGGAACTTCTACGGGTGTTAATATTAATCAATTGTTAGATTCGGTGGCTACAGGATGGACTACTATTCCCGCCTCAGCACCAACACCACCGATTGGTAGTTTAGTAGTAAATACAACAACATTGCAAGAGGCTTATATAACAGGGGTGGTTAATACTACTACAGTTAATTTAAGTGCAAATATATTTACGGGTGTAGGAGAAAATTATGTTATTTATTCTAACACTAAAATTAGAGAGGTAGAAAGAGTTAATCAAAGTAAAATATTTTACTTAACAAACTCTATGTTAACCGCACCAAGTAAGATTTATCCAGCGTATGTTTTAAATGGTAATGTTATTACGGTTTATCCTTCTAATATTTTAAATGCGGGAGATATTAGGTCTCAATATATTAGATATCCATTAGATCCTAACTGGACTTGGCAAACATTAGTTGGAGGAGAACCTATGTTTAATCAAACTAATGTAAATTTTCAAGAGTTTGAGTTGCCAGATTCCGACGAACCTACATTGGTAGCTAAAATTTGCCAATATATAGGTATTGAGATTAGAGAAGAAATGGTATACCAGTTTGGTGGAAATGAAGAGAATTTAGACACTCAAGAAACAAGTTAATTATGTCATATATTACTGCTTATCAATATTACGAAAACAATCAGACTCCTCCTGTAGGGAGTCCTTCAGATGCTAATTGGGGTTCTTATCAATATGTTTCTTTAGAAGATATTGTAAATAACTTTATGTTAATGTATCAAGGAAATAATGAGATTATAAATAATATAAATCGCTATCAAGTTTTATTTCACGCTAAAAGAGGGATACAAGAGTTGAACTACGATGCGATGAAAGAAATAAAAATATTAGAGTTAAAAATTTGTGATCAACTACGATTTGTATTACCTCAGGATTATGTAAATTGGGTGAGAATTTCTTTAATGCATAACGGAATGTTGTTTCCAATGACAGAAAATATTCAGACTAATTGGAGTGGCGCTTATTTGCAAGATAATGACTGTCGTATTTTATTTGATATAGATGGGAATGTTTTAAAACCTCATGATTCTTTCTTTGATATAAAAAGATTAGAAGGAACTCAAAAAAATATGTATTTAGGAACTGGTCCTTATAACAATCAAATGGGTTGGAATATAGATGGAAACTGGTATTTTGATTATAATATAGGCGGAGAGTTTGGGTTAAATACAGAAACAGCTAATAGCAATCCAACTTTTAGTATAAATAAAAAAGGTGGAGTTATTAATTTTAATTCAGGTATGGCTGGTAAATTTGCTGTATTAGAATATGTTTCAGATGGATTAGAAAATGGGGATGATTCACTGGTAAGTGTAAATAAATTATTTGAAGAATTTATATACGCATATATCAAGTTTTCTATTTTGAATGGAAGATTCGGGGTTCAAGAATATGTAGTTAATAGAGCAAGAAAAGATAAATCTTCTTTATTGCGTAACGCAAAATTAAGATTAAGCAACATACACCCTGGTCGTCTCTTACAAAACCTAAGAGGCCAGGATAAATGGATAAAGTGATATGGCAGATATTAGATCAAATTTTATAGCCGGAAGAATGAACAAAAGCGTTGATGAACGCTTGGTTCCTCAAGGAGAATATGTGGACGCAAATAACGTGCGATTAGGTTCTACAGAAACCACTGAGATTGGAGCGGTAGAAAATTCTAAAGGAAATACTCAATTAACTTTTTTAGCATACAAAGGTAATCCTTTGTCAGAGCCTGCTATTGCTACTGACCCACAAACTACTTTTGCTATAGGATCATTTGAAGATGGAATGGAAGAAACTATATATTGGTTTATTCATGATTCTAATGCAGGAGCAGCATCTCCTACAGGGAAGATAGATATGATTGTGTCTTTCAATACAAATACTAATACGGTTACTTACCATGTTATTTCTTTGTGGGATGGAGTGGCAGGTTCAGGAAAAACTACTTTAAATTTTAACCCTAAAAATTTAGTTACAGGAATTAATAAAATAGAAGATTTATTATATTTTACTGATGACTTAAACCCTCCGCGATATATAAATGTAACCAGAAATTATGATGACCCATCTGCAGGAGGGCTTGATGGGATAGAAGAAGAAGATGTTAATGTGATTGTAAAACCCCCTGGGTTTGAAGATTCTGTGGGTGGCTCTAATCCATTACCAGTTCCCGTGGTAGTTTTAGAAAATTTTCCTGGAGATGAAAATTATATGGAAACACGGTTTCTTTGTTTTGCATATAGATATAGATATACTGATGGGGGTTATAGTGCCACTTCTTTATTTAGTCAACCAGCTTTTCAGCCAGGAGCCTTTAGGTTTAATTTAGATAATTATACCAATGCAGGAATGGTAAACCGTTATAATGGGGCTACTGTTCAATTTTCTACAGGCTCTTCTCGTGTAGTTCAAGTAGATTTATTATATAAAGAAAGTACTTCTAACGTTATTTATGTAATAGAGAGATATAATAAAAAAGACTTAGGGTGGTCTGATGATTCTTTACAGAGTTTAACCTTTAGTAATAGTAAAATATTTACAACATTAGGATCTGATGAGTTATTAAGGCAGTATGATAACGTACCTCGTATTGCTAAAGCTCAAACTATTCAAGGCAATAGATTGATTTATGGAAATTATATAGACGGTTATGATATTGAAAATGCAAATGGTCAAAAAATTCCTATTTCCTTCCGTACTGACCATATTATACAAGAAATAGGAGGGGTAGGATTACCTACACCTGTTGCTACTAATGGTGATATTTATTCAATTGGTCAGCCAAATGGAGGGGGTATTAATAATTCTCTGATTACTTTTGATTTATCAAGTTTAGACCTTCCTATTCCAGCAGGGCTAACCCTTACTTTTGAAGTTTCTGTACAATCAGCGCCATCGGGAGGTACAGCCATAAACCCTCAAGGTGTGGGGCCAGATATTGATCTTAATTTTCAAAACACATCTCCTTTTGCTTTAACTTGGCAGTTTATATGTCCCACATCTTACGCATCGGTAAATAACCTTTTAACCTCTACTGAGTTTCAACAAGCTATTGGTACCGATCTTACAAATAACTTTCAACCTTTATTACCTACAAACCTTTCTAATCAAGGGGGGACATTAACTGATAAATTTAATAATGCTATTCAAGCTCCTCCCCTCACACCGTTAGAAATTATAAATACCTCTATCACAGGTGGTGGTTGTCCTACCCTGGGCAATCCTTCTACTGCTATTTGTAATCAGCAAGGTTTTGGTTATACGGTTGCCGGTAGTACTTTTTCTATTCAAGTTCCTGCTGCCCACTATTGTTATCAAGATATTGATCCAACTACTGGGGCTATTATTAGTACATCTTCACAATTTGAGTTCTTTAATTTTGTAGATTTCAGTAGTACAGTCGGATATCTTTTAACAGCTGACACTTATAGTTTGCATAGTAATAGAGATTACGAAACAGGTATTGTATATATGGATGATTATGGCAGAGCATCTACAGTTTTAGTATCTACCGATAACACAATATATATTCCACCAATTGATTCGGTAGCTAAAAATACTATTGAAGTAACATTAAGTAATCTTCCACCTTATTGGGCTTCTAAATACAAGTTCGTAGTAAAACCAAGTCAAGGTGAATATTTTACTATATATTCATCTTCTTATAGTGAAGATGCGAAAGACCCTTCAGTGTTTTGGTTTAGACTTGATGGTAACAATACTAATTTAGTAAGTATTGGTCAGACTTTAATTGTGAAAAGTGATACTAATGGGCCGACGAGTAGTGTAGTAGAGTGTGTGGTATTAGATATTGTAGGTATGTCTACTGACGATGATGCGTTAGCAGACGCCAATACGGCTGGTACTTATATGTGTATAAAACCAGGTGGATTTTCTACAGAAACGGCAGCTTCTAATGTGATTGATCATGGGGGTAAAGATAATAGTTCAAGTAGTACGAGTTGTAATTTATCTCACAGTTATAGTTTAAATGAATCAAGTTCTACAGGCCCTGGTCAGACTCCTTATGATTTACCAGCAGGATCAAGTATTAGGGTAAAGATTGATAACTGGAGGGGAAGCAAAGGAAGCAATTGCACCTCAAAGCATTATCGTTTTGATGATGATTTTACAGCAAGTCAAGATTATCCTAATTTTTATTTATGGTGGTTTGGAGATAATGCAGATTTTACTACAGGTAGTAGTAACGGAGTAGACTGTTTTCAATACTTAGACAGTGGGTTAGGCCCTTTTAGTTCTGCGAATGCCAAGACTTCAGCCTGCTTTCAAACCAAAATATATTGCTATACTGATGGTACATCTTTAAATTTTAGAAATAGATGTGGGATCCCAAGATGTAGTTCTTTTTGGGGAGATCAAAGACCAGGGCATGTAGGGACAAGAATTGAAGTTGTAAAAGGAGGTGGGATGATAGTATGGGAAACTGTACCAGGGGAGGCAGATCCAAATTTATTTTATGATGCATCTCAGATGTATGATATATATACGGATGGAGGAATAAGATATCATAAGTCAGGTGGCCATCCTAATGACGTAGATCAAAATGCGAGTTTAGATTTAAAAGCTACTTTAAATTTTGCTGACTGTTTTACTTTTGGAAATGGAGTAGAAAGTTTTAGAATAAAAGATATGGCTGGAACTAAAACCTTCCAATTAGGAGAAAGAGTTTTAGCGGTATCAAATCAGGAATTCAAAGAAGCAAATCGATTTGCAGGATTAACATATAGTGGAGTATATAGTGGTGCCGCTAACTCTAATAACCTTAATGAATTTAATTTAGGGTTAGTAAATTACAAAGATTGTGAGACTTCTTTTGGGCCTATTCAATTGCTTCATTCACGTGAAACAGATATTTTAGTTTTACAAGAAGATAGAATATCCTATGTATTAGCGGGTAAAAACGTAATTACTGATTCAACAGGGGGAGGAGCAATAGCTTCTGTACCTGAAGTTTTAGGAACTCAGATAGCTCGTATTGAAGAGTATGGGATAAGTTTTAATCCTGAGAGTTTTGCAGCATGGGGAGCAGATATGTTTTGGACTGATGCTAAAAGAGGGTCAGTAATAAATATGAGGGGAACATCTCGTAATACAGACCAAATTCAAATAGTATCGCAGTATGGAATGCGATCATGGTTTAGAGATCAATTTGCCGCTCAATTACAAACACAAAAAATTGGAGGATTTGACCCATATATGAATGAGTATGTATTATCTTCTAACGATACATCTATTCCAGTTCCTACAGTAGGAACTCCATGTGGAACTACTTTAACTCAAACTAATGCTACTAATAACTTGTCTTACATTGTAAATGTAGGAGAGACGGTAGGTAATATAGATATTCCGTATGTAGTAGTAGACGGAAGTATTACAGTAACAGCAACATGGAATGGTGTTCCTGTAACGGTAGGACCTACTAATACTAACGGTACTCTTTCTGTTAATAAAACAGCGAATACACCAAATGAAATAGAAATATTAGTAGAACCAACAGCATCATTTGGTCAAAGTGCATCTTATGAAATAACAGTAGACTGCCCACCACAACAAACTTTAACTATTATACGTATTGTATTAACATCGCAAAGTAGCGATGGTCAATTTATACACTTTGGATATAATTGGACCGATGGATCTACTATAAGCCCAACACAAAGTGATTTAGCTTCTATGGGGTTACTTACACCAACTGAATATATATCTCAAACAGGAGTTCGGTCGGTAGGGATGTTCCCTTATGCAGGGGCTGATGTAACTATGAACACTACTAAGATAGGTTTTGATGACTTTGATTTTGATTCATCTTCTGATAAATTCTTATGGCTATCTTCTAATACTTTATACGGACCTAATACAACAGATATAAATGCATTATTAAACAATTCATCATTAGCTAATGTAACTCCTATTGTAAATCCTTCTACTGGAACTTATAAAGGAACCTTTACTACTACTGCCGCTAATTTGCCATTAACCAATCAATATTTATATATGGTTTGGGATTTAAGAGAGGCAACAGGAAGTCTATTATGTTTCTCTGGATTTAATGAATCCGATGCATGTTGTGGGTGTAATCCAATCTGTAGCTATGCTTGGTTTAGTCCATCGAGAACTACTCAAACTCAAGCGTGTTTAGTAGATACTAATAGTCCAGGAGCTTTTCAAGGTTCGTGGCATGGGACAGGGCAAGTCCCGTTAATAGGAGAGGTTTGCTATACAGATCAGAACTGTAATGTATCATCAGTAGTATCTCCAGGATTCTATATTGTATCCCAATCCCAACCAGCTTCTCCACTTCCGAAAAGATGGATAGAAATAGGATCATATGGATCTGTAATAGCTTCAGGAACATGTTAAAAAATTAAATTATATGGCATTATTAGGACAATATTATTATGACGGAACGAGCTTTGGTTTAGCGACTCACTTGTACACTGATGCCTCGTTAACTACTGCGGCTCCAAACGGATGGTATTCTCAAGGAGGTATAGTAAGGCAAGTAGTCTCAGGAGGAGTGTTATTAGCTACCCAAACCTGTACGTCCTGTATTTACGCATGTGACTCTCAGGCTATAGACGCTACTCTATTTGGTCACTACACTCTCACAGTGGATGTGGGAACTTCAACTGGACCAGTATTGGCAGAGTTTTTTGTAGAAAGCCCTATGATGGCGGCTAAATGTACCTGGGAATATAATGGTGTTACAGCAAGTGAATACTCCTCACCAAACAAAGGATATTGTGAAGGTTTATTAGGGGATGAAAATATTGGAGGAATAGATAACTTAACAGGTTCAGGAACAACTAATTATACTGGGACAAACTATGTGAATAGCGGAAATACTTTTGCTCCAGGAGGAGGTGTGATTACGTGGGGACCTTATGCTAATCAGGCGGCGGGCGGCGTAACTTTATATCCGGGGGGAAATTTCGGAACCAGTATTATGGTAATCCCTAAAAACACGATAGCAGTCACAACCATAACTTTTAAAATTGATATGCCAACCCCTCCTTATTCAAATGGTTGGAGTTTGAAAGTTAACTGTCCGGCTAATGCTTTAAGCCCAGTGCCATTAGCTAACTATTCTAATGTAGACTGTCCGACTGCATGTGCTTCTACACTACCTACCCCTTTAAGTTATTATATTGCGTCAGTTAACAGTATACCAAATCCTTTAGGAAATATAATTCCGGCGCTGTATGATTGGCTTTATGTAGATTACATAGGATCTTCTGCTGCTGCAGACGGATATTATACATGGGTAGATTCAGCAACTTCAACTGTAAAATGCTTAAAAGTAAATGATGGGGTAATAAATTCTATAACTAATTGTTAATATAAATACTTATGTCTACTTACAAACCTAAAACATTATCATATAGCGAAGAAGCCAAAGGGTGGCCTTCTTTCTATTCTTATCTACCAGAACAAATGATAGGTATGAATAGTTATTTTTATAGCTTTAAAGGGGGAAACTTATTTAGACACAATACTAATGAAACTCGAAATAACTATTATAACATACAGTATAATTCAGAGATTACAGGAGTATTTAATACTGAACCTCAAACTATTAAGCTCTTTAAGACTATGTCTTATGAGAGTGATGAGGCGTGGGCATGTACATCTTTATTAACAGAGTTAGGGACAGGCTCTATGTTGTCTACTTATTTCCAACAAAAAGAAAGAGAATGGTTTACATTCTTGAGAGAAAATGAACCTACTATTAATTTTAGAGCGAGATCTGCTAATGGTATAGGAAATTGTGATACAGTAACTGGTATTGTAACCGCTAACGTACTTACATTTAATGTAGATGTAGGAAGTATAATAACTGCAGGAGATTTTTTATGTCAAGCGCCAGCTGGTGTTCCTATTTATAGGGGTCAAGTAACAGATGTTGATAGAGTAAATAACACGGTTACTATCAATACTACTATTACTGATACTCAAGGAACTGCCGGATCTCCAGCGCTACCAACCACCTATACTTTGTTTTATAAAAACGCACAAGCAGAATCACATGGGGCACGTGGATATTTTATGCAATTTACATTAGAAAACACATCAACTAATCCTGTTGAATTATTTTCTGTAGGTAGTAGCGTGATGAAAAGTTATCCATAGATTTTTACTATCTTTGCATAAATGAAATTAAATATAATACCACTGAGAGATAAAGACTATGAAGATATTCTCTGTGGATGGTGGAAAGATTGGAGATGGACACCTCCATCAAAAGACTTTTTACCTGAAGACGGGAAGGGAGGTTTTATAGTATATGATGGAGAGCATCCTATATGTGCAGGGTTTATGTATGTAACTAACTCTAAAGCAGCATGGTGCGATTGGATTATATCTAATAGGCATTATAGAGATAAACAAAACAGAAGAGATGCTTTAGAATTATTAGTTAAAACTATTAGTGATGAGGCAGAAAAAAAGGGAATAAAATATATTTACGCATTAATAAAAAACAAACCATTGATTGACGTGTATAAGAAAAACAATTTTGTAGAAGGAAGCACATACACTCATGAGATGATAAAAACAATATAATATGGCAGTAGCAACAGCAGCAGTAATAGGTATAGCCGCAACAGGAGCCTCTACTTACATGAGTTTTTCCGCGGCAGCAAAAGAAAAAGAGGCTAAAGAAAAAGCAGACGCCGAAGCAAAGAAAGCATTAGCAGACGCAAGAGGAAGAGCGGAGAAAGATTTTTATGGAGGATTAGCTGTACCATTAGATGCTTATGAAGCGGAGTTTGAAAACAATTTAGCTGTCGCGCAGCAAAGCACAGAGGCTTTACAAGAGGGTGATGCCAGATCTTTAGCCGCAGGTGTAGGTAGAATAGGAGCGCAAGCTTCTGATACTTCGGAAAAGGCTCGTATAGGTATGGGTCAAGAAATATCAGACTTAAACGCAATGAAAGCTCAGTCTAAAGACGCTGTTAATCAACAGCTTATGCAGATGGATGTAGCGGCAGCACGAGATGCGGCGCAACGATCAAGAGAATCTGAAGCGGCTCGATCTGCACATATATCACAAGGGGTACAAGGTATAGGAGCTACTGTTAGTGCAATAGGATCGGCTGCTCCGTTGTTTGGTAAAAAGGCTCCTGCACCAACAACTCCAGGTGGAGGAGGTCCAAGTTTTAGTCAACAAGCATCACAAAGTCAATTGACAACTGGGGCAGGTGGATTAATGGGAGGAAATCAAAGTGCTTTTGGATCCGGTGGAGGCCCAAGTTTAGGGGTTAACAATCCTTTTGAAGGGCTTGGAGGCTTTACTCCAAGTGCATTATCTCCTAATTATTTCGGATCAGATAGAAGATTAAAAGAAAATATTAAGTTAATTGGACAGTCTCCAAGCGGTTTAAATATATATAGTTTTAAATATAAAAATGAAGAAGGTATTTATCAGGGTGTTATGTCAGATGAAATAGATCCAAATGCGGTAATTAGAGCAGGTGAATACGATATGGTAAACTATTCTATGATTGACGTAGAATTTAAAAAATTATAATATGGCAATGGTAGATCCAACGAAGGCGAAAAGAAATATAGATTTCGAAACGTATGTCGAGCCTAAAGGAGAAAGAATAAATTGGTTTGAACAGGCTAAAACTATTAGCGATGCCTTTACTGATGTGGCAACAAGTCGTCAAAAAAGGAAAGACGCGATAGATGATAATACTAAACAAACCATAGATGATTTAAATGCATTAGAGGCTTATGATAATCAAACGTTGATGAACATGACGATTGATGGAACTAACAATGCAGCCAACGTAATTTATGAAGCAGAGCAAGCTATGAAGCGAGGAGAACTTAGACCATCAGAGTTTGCAAAATTAAAACAAAACATTAGCGCGGGATTTACTCAGTTTGAAAAGAATGCGAAAGCATGGGAGGCAGACTTTAAAAGATATACACAAAGAATGCAAGGCGTTGATGGTGTTCAATCAAGTTCTTTAGAACAATACTTAGGGGAGAGAATGGAGTCTTTTGGTAATTTAAAGAACTTACAATTAGTTACTAATCCTGATACAGGTAATTTAGCCTTTGGAAGAATCGACCCTGAAACAGGTGAGCTTTTAACTGGACCAGATGACTTGATTAGCATCAATAGAATGAGTGCTATATTAAAACAAGAGATTGATAAGGTTGATGTAAATACAAAAGTAAAAGATGTTGTTACCTCGTTAGGGGAATATATTGCAGCAGGAAATGCTACTTCAATGGGTAAAGATGGTAGCGTAAGATCTATAGTTACTATAGAAGATTTCATGCAAACTGAAGACGCTGAAAAAACTATACTTGACAAAGCTAAAACAATTGCTTATAATTCATTTACAACAGGAAGTGTTTTGACAGATAATGGTATTAGCAATGTTCATGGAGAAAATTATAAGCCAGGTAGTCAAGAGGAGTTTGATCAATGGATAGCAGAGAATCCAGATAAAGACCCTATGGATAATCCAATTATTGTAATGGGTTACAAGAAAAATGGAGTGATAGTAGAACCAGCTATTACTGAGCGTCAACAAACAGCCGCTGAAGAATACTTAGTTAGACAAATAAAAGGAGCTTTAGATTATAAAGAAACACAGAAAGAATTCCCTCCACAAAGAAAAACTGAGACTGACTATAGAAGAGCGGATAAAAGAAATGAAGCGTTTAGTTATGTGGATCAGGCTCAAAAAATATCTACAGGTACTCAGCAAGAGTTTAATGAAGGGGTTACTACTTTATCCGAGTCATATAATAACTCTCCTAAAGGACAAAAGAATCCATTAGCTGAAAATCCAGTGGATAGAAATTCTGATCCAAACTTTATATTAATTACTTATGAAAGTGGAGAGGTGAAAAAAATTCCTCGTTATGAATTAGATAGCAATGGAGATGCTGTGATTGATGAGAATGGAAAGAAAATACCAAGAGATCAACAACAACAAAATGCTGAGATCTTAGCTTATATGTCCCCAGTGGAAGGATCAACTGACCAAATATATAAAGAGTACAATCGTAATAACCCAGATGGCCTAAAAGATTATGGAGGAAGCGAAGAGACAGTAGAGTACTTAGGTGTAGGAGATAAGGTGATAGAGGATACTGATTTAAGTAAAGAATTAGTAATGGTGGATGGGTCCCCAGTGGGAGTAGGAGATAGATTCTTAGAAATATCTCAACAAGATGTAGATGACGAAGAACAATTAGCTCAGTACTCAACGGTTGTAAACTCAGTATTAGGATCTCAAATTGGAGAGCTAACAAAAAACTTCCAGGTTGAACCTAACGATATATTAACAAGACCAGATAATATAAATGAGATAAAAGTTACTATTGAAGAAACTCCATATACTATTAGATTTAACACTAATAAAGATTCAGCTAAACTACAATCTGAATTACAAAGAATCATAAACGCGTACAAAGAAAAGGTTAGAAAGGGACGAAAGAAAAAAACTACTAAGAAGAAAAAGAAATTAGGTAAGATTGAATGGATGAAGGCTAATCCAGGTAAGACAAGCGCAGATTACTTAGCATATTTTAATAGTTAAGAATGGAAAAATTAGAAGAATTATATTCATTAATTCCTGAAGGGATGTACTCTTCACTCGAGGAGTTCCAATTAGATTTAGAACAAGAAGGATTAGAGTCTATATTTGAACTTATACCTGAGGGTATGTATACCGATCTTGAAGAATTTACAAATGACTTTGTTGAGGTAAAAAAAAAAGACGAATCACAACCTACTGGGGAAGAGGAAGTTACGGAATCCGATATCGATATTCAAACGGAAATTCCTGGCTTATCGGATGCTTCTCTTCCGGAAGATCCTAATATACCCCAAGACCCTTCTATAGAAGTAGATCAACCATCTCAATTTGCAAGTGAGTCTCCAGAAGGAGAAGAAGAGATTGTTACAGAACAAGTCCAGTATGACCCTATGGAAAGAGGGGTAGACGCTACCGTTACTTATGATGTAGATGCGACACCATTTGAAAGATCCTTATCTTATATAACTGGTGACTTAATTGAAAGAGAAGAAGAAGAAGTGGTTTCTAAAATGAAATACCATTTTACTGATTATGGTTTTGAGTTTGAAGAAACCGGAATAGGTGACAAAATGATTGTTACAGCTGACAATGGAAAAGTATTAGAAGTAAATTTAGATCCAAACTTTGGATTAAGAAGTGAAGAAATATCCTTAGAACTTAAAGAATTTTTAGAAAAAAATAAAGTAGTTAATCCTGATATAGATTTATTAATGGAAGATTACGATGAAAGTCGTAAAAAGTATTTTTCTACCGAAGCTATGCAGGCAGATATAAAAGATATACACACTCAAGCGAGTACTCTCACTAAAAGATACAAACAATTTCTTTCTAATTCTAACGATAATCAAGCACAAATAGATGCGTTAATGGAACTTCCGCAGTTAAGTGATGAGCAGGTTGTGTTATATAATGAATTAATAGATAATAAGAAAAATCTATTACTAACTAAAAGTAATTTACAAAAAGAATTTAAAGAATTTAAAACATATGAATCTCAAATTAGTGCGGCTGTAGGGGATTATGTAGCTATGAAACAAGATATAGGTAATGAGTTTGGTACATTAGTAAAAGGAATGTATAATGCTTTTGCAACTCAAGCGGTACCTAAAATGGTAGCGTCAGCCTGGGGCTTGGGGGTGGATGGTTTTTACGCGATTGCTCAAGCAATTGATGAGGATTATGGAATGGATGAGGAAGAGAAAAAAGAAAGATATATAGAGGTAGCTAAAGATTTAGGATATGAAGTGCCGGAGAATATAAATGAAGAAGGTGTTTTTGAATCTTGGTTTGATCAAATGATGAACACAACATTTGCGGGAGAAGCAGAAACTATAGTAGATATTTTTCCAGGAGAGATTAAAGAACAATTGATTGCTGAAAATTACGACCCCACTAAAGTTAAAAGAACCAATAGAAGCTTTGAAATATGGAAAGAAGATGGGGGATTATTAGGCACTGGAGGTTACGAAGATGTTCCGGTTTACGCTAAAGATATAAGTAGAGGAGCGCGATTAAAACGTTTAGTGTTAGATAGAGAAGTTAAAGAAAACAAACAACCTCAAAAGGCGGCAATTAGATCAGCTTTAGAGTGGGCAGCAGCAGAAGGGGTGTCTGATGAAAAGGTAGAGGAGATGATGCAAAAGAGCTGGATATATGAAGGTATGTTCGGTTTAGCAGAATCAGGACCCGCTATCCTGTTAGGGTTATTAGGCCCAGGGAAACCAAAAGCTATAAAGAAAGGAGCGGGCCTATTAAAAAATACAGGTACTCGATTTAAGAATTATCTACAAAGCCCAGGAGCTATGGCTCAAACCATGGGGTTTAGTTTGTTACAAACTGATCATTTAATGGAGGAGATGGCAAATGATCCTGATTTTAAAAATGTAACTGAGACCGAAAAGAAAGCTATAATTTTTCCTTTAGCCATCACTACAGCAGTATTAGAAAGATATGGTCTTAGAAACATAGCAAGAAATAAAACTATCACTACAGGATTAATGAATCAAGTAACTCGAATGTTACCTAAAGGAGCAACCCCTAAACTCTTTAAAGAAACTTTAGAGAAAGTAGTATCTAACAATGTAGCACGTGGTATTTATAGGGTGGGAGGAGCTGCATTAGCTGAAGCGGAAACAGGTGGTCTGCAGCAGGTAGCGGAGATAGGACTTAAAAACGTATGGAATAACATGTATGAAAAAGACATGTTTAACACCCCTGAAATGTGGTCTGAAGAGTTTGGGGATCAAGTAGTTAGAGCAGCTTTAGCTGAATCTGTAGGAGGATTTGTGTTAGGGTTACCGGGAGGATTAAGCGCAGCATTTAGTAAAGGGGAGATTGATGGAGTTCCGGATGAGATGGTTCAGCTTTTTAATACTATCCGTACGGATGAGGTAACTACTGAAGCGTTTAGATCTCAGTTAGATATTAAGGTAGCGAATAAAGAAATAACTAAAGAAGAAGCTGCGCAGCAATTAATGAATTTTGAAATTTTATCTGGAGCGGCTCAAACTATTGAAAAGGGAGCGGTATTAAACGAAGATCAAACTAAAAAAGCTTTAGGGTTAGTTTTCTTAAAACAAAAAATAGAAAACGAGATGGAGGGTATGGACCCTGATCTGGGAACTTATAAAGCAAAACAAGAGACGGTGGCTAAGATAAAAGATAAGTTATCTAAGATAGGTACCGATAAAGAAGAGTCAGCTAATTTAAAAGAAGAAACAACTAAAACACAAGACGATGCCATTCAAGAGCCAAGCACAGAGACGGTGGATGTACAAGTACAAGCCGAAGATGGCAGAACTATGGGAGATGGAGACACCGAGACGAATATTACCAGAGAGGGTCAACAAGAAGAACAAACCCCTGTTGGGCAGGAGACGCAGGAGGAAGTAACGATTGAAGAACGATCCGAACAAATAGGTAAATTAATTGAGCAAGAAAAAGAAGATTCTCAAACCGAACCTCAACCTATTCCTCGTGAACAATTAGAGGTGGTAGATGAGGTAATATCTATTAATAAAGCCCAACAAGAGGTAACAGAAGAAAACCCTTTTAAACAAGGAGTAATAGAGAGAGTAGGTAAAGCAGCCAAAGCTTTAAAGAAAGTCATTCCTAATCTAAAAATTATTATGCATGAGAGTGCAACTGATTTTAATAAAGCATCAGGTAGAACAGGAAGAGGAGCGTTAGTAGATGGGGTGGTGCATATTAATTTAGAAAAAGCAACCAACTCTACAGTAGCTCATGAGGCTTTTCATATTGTCTTGCTTAGTAAGTTAGGTACAGATTCCGAAGCTCAAAGAGTTACTAAAAGAATGATGGAATCTATTGCTAAAGCACTACCTAAGAATGATCCATTGTTAAAACAAATCAATGAGTTTACACAAGGGTATGAGGCGAATATTCAAAACGAAGAAAAGTTAGCAGAAATACTCGGTCAGCTATCTGCTAATTATAAAACATTATCAGCGCCGCAGAAGAGTGTTATTGGTAAATGGATTGATAGAATAATGAAAGGATTAGGAATAAATGTATCTGAGTTTACTCAGTCTGATCAAGATGTTATTGATTTACTTAACACATTAGCATCCAAAGTAACCGCAGGAGTTGAGGTTGAAGAAGGAGATATAAAAGTTATAGAAGAGATTAGAGAAGAAACAGGAACGGAGCCTGTTGGTAATCCTACTAACATTAATAAACCTAAATCCAGAGACCAAAAAGAAATAAACTTTAAAAAGTCTTATGACATGTCTTTGGTTACTCCGGAAAACAAAATAGATTTGTTAGGATTGGTAGATGAGATTGTAGCTAAGAATCAAAAGGTATGGTTCTGGGTAGCGGACCAGTTAGGTAAAGGAGAATTTAACGGTATTGAAATGGATGCGGGTCCAAGCTATGCGTTAGATCCTACAAATTTAGCTGCTAATATTATATGGGCAAGTGGTATGAAGCCTAAAGCTATGGCTAACAATGTAGAAAAAGCCGACTATATATTTATTATTAGTGGTTCACCACAAGCCAGTAAACTATTTAACAAAAAAGTATTTGATGCTTTTGTAAATAAATTAGGAGACTATGCTGCATTTAAAAAATCAGCATTAGCTACTAATCCGGTAAAAGCCGTAAGAGATATATTAGAAAAGCATGATAGCTGGCCTTCTATCAGGAGAGATGGTAACGGTAGGAAAGGATTACTTAAAGCAATTGTTGCTCAAGAATCTACTCCTAATACTGAATTCCATAAGCTTGTTAAATCTAAAGATGGTTTTATAAACTTAGATGAATTAAGAGATGGGTTTTACAGAGATAATAACTTTGAGCAAAATGATGTAATGTTGGTGTTGAAACCAACTGAAGTTGGTGGAAAGTCAAAGCACTCAACTTATGAGACTGATATATTGGGAGAGGTAGTAGGTGTTCCTAATATTAAGTTGGATGCTTTTGAGATTATGCCTGAAAGTGTTAAAGCTAAATATGAAGGAAAAGAAATGGGTAGGGTGCTGAAAACCCAGGTGGTAGCTCCTTATGGAACAGGAGTTAAAAAAATTGCTAAACCTGCTAAGAAAAAACCTGCAATTCGTGAGCAGAAAGAATCTAAGCCTACCGTAGAAAAGTTAGCTAACTTTTATGCTATGGATAATAAAGGTTTTATTAAGCCTGGGAATGTTTATGACTTAGATGCATTAAGACAATTTGCTTCTCGAGTAGGTTATAAAGTAAAAAGACATCGTGGTGATAGTGGTGCTACCACAATGTATTCTTTACGTGATGCTAATGATAGACAATTTGTTCCTGTAAAAGGAACTGCACGAACGCGTTTCCAAAAAATTATGGATAAGTTTGATAGTCCGATGGAGATTATTAAGTTAGCAAGACAAGCTGGTTTTGAGGATACAGAGATAAGTTACTTCTTGCGTAATGAAAAGAAATTAAAAGTTAAAGAAATAAAAGATCTTCTTAAAGTAGATGTAGATATGTTTGAATCCATGCCTGCTGTATTTGGAAATATCCCAGGTGGTATGGTGGTAGGACGTAAGTTATATGAAGCTACAATAAAAAAGTTTGAGTCTTTATTACAGAAAAATTCTAAACTTACAAAGGGTAAGCAACGAAATATATCAGATATTATTCAGGAGTCTATTGAATATATGATGGAGCAAACTCCATATAAGAATGCTACCGAAGGAGTTAAGTCTAAAACATTACCATCTACATTACAACAGCAGCTTCAAATAGAAATGCAAGAAGCATTAGGAGGAAGTGCTGTTAAAGATATTAGCAAAACTATTTCCAATCTTAAAAAGATTGTAAGTGAAAAGAAAAGAGGAGCTCGAGAAATAAGAGATGTAAAAAGACAATTACAAAGAGCTATTAGAGAAGTAATGCCTAAAGGAGTTTATACCTCTACAGAGGTGAGAAAACTTTTAAGAACTATTCAAGAGGCTGAACCTAAATGGTTGAAAGGAAATTTAAAAAATCTTGTTCAACAGATAGAAAAAATGGCAGCAGAAAAAAATGTAGATATTTTAAATAAAGCAATTGATAAAATATTAAAGCAAAAGTTTGAAGCTGTAGTCTCAGGTATTAAGAAAGGAGTTAAGGTAGATAGTAAGACAGCTAAAATTATTAAAGCAATAGAGGATAAACTTTATAAGTCCGCTGAAATAAAAGACAATATTGAAAAAGAACAAACAGAGATCTTAGCTAAGATTAATGAGATAAATTTTAAAACTGTTTTAACGGAGGAGGACCAAACTAATTTATTGATTTTAAACACTGCTTTGGCTATTAATAATTCTAAGTTGATGGAAGATAATAACCCTCGTAAAGCAGATCAATTAGCTGAAGTATATAATAATTTAAAAGCCCTCATCTTACAAGGAAGAAATAACTACAAAGAAGCGGCTGCCGAACGATCTAAAAGATATGCTGATAATACGGCAAAGTTTTATCAAGCTTTAACAGGGAGTAAAAACGAGTTAGACTTTAAAGATCCTGATGTTATAGAAAAAATAAAAGAAAAGTTAAAAGCAGATAAAGATGAGAAGGGAAGTGAGAAAAAACAAGAGGAAAAGGGAGTCAAAAGAATTATAGCTCACTTTAACAATTTAGGAGAAAAAATAATGAGCACTCTAAGGAGTGCCACTTTAAATTTAGGAGAGCTTACTTCAACATTAGACAAACTTCCTGGCGATGTAATGGGTGAAGGTTTTATAAAAGACTTTATATATCGTAAAGTAAACCAGTCTACTCGGGTATATAAAGAAAGTATAATGGCTTTAGACCAGATGATGGCTGAAAAAACGGAAGAGTTTTTAGGTAAAGATTATAAATCTAAACTAAAAGATTATAGAAAGTATTTAGATTTCACTCAAATAGAAGGAGGTAAGTTTATGAAAAACCCTAAAGAAGTTAAAGATGCTCAAGATAAATATGATCAAGATCCTTCGGACACTAATGCTAAGGCCTTACAGAAAGCAGTTAACCGTAATATTCCTTTCTCCGGTCTTACTGCTATGGATTTAATGTATCTCTATTTTCAGTATAAACAAACAGATACACATGCAGGATTTCAAACTGCTTTAGGAGCTAACTCTGATGTCATTATGGAAGGATTGAGTAAGTACTTTGAAGATAACTATCAAGATTTATTAGAGCTCGGAAACTGGCATGTTAATTCTTTGTTTCCATCTTTATATGAAAAGTATAATAAAGTATATAAAACTATATATAATACTGATTTACCTCAACGAGAAAATTATGCGGGTAGAACATTCAGGCAATTAGATACTAAAACAAAACTTAAAAAAATACAGGAACTAAATAGTCTTGCTTTACTTAATGAGATTGGTACTTCTCAAATGAGCACCAATGTAATTGGTAACTCTACTAAGTTAACAGTCAAAAACAAACAGGCTATTATGCCGATAGATTTTTTTAGTGCTGTAGATTCTTACTTAAAAGACATGGAACATTTCTCTGCTTACGCAGAAAACATGAATGAAATATCTAAGGTTTATTTTAATGAGATTATTGCAGATGAAATTATAAATCAGTACGGAAAAGAAATGTACGAAACTATAAGAACTGCTTTAATTAACACAGCAACAAGAGGTTCTATGCAATCTGATGCTATGGTTGGGAAAGTAAATAGTTTTAATAACTTATTTGTTCTTCAAAAATTAGGGGCTGGATTATCTATATATCTTAAGCAGCTTACTTCATCGGTAGCATATGGAGATGCTATTGGTTTTAGAAACTGGTTGAAAACTGCTATGACGATGGGGCCAAAAGAATTTATAAAAACGTGGCAAGAAATATCTGAAGACTCAGTGTATATTAAGTATAGATATTGGGAAAATATAAACAAAACTATTGAGGCTTATGGAGAGAAAACTTTAGAAGGATATACTCCTGGAGATAAAGGAGATAAACTCATGCGATTATTTATGTCTCCAATTAAAGCGGGTGATAAGCAAGCAATATTTATAGGAGGTATTCCAATGTATGTATTCTTAAAAAAGAAATTTATAAAACAAGGAATGAGTGAGGAAGCTGCTCAGAAGAAAGCCCTATTAATGTTTGAAGAACAAACTAAAGAAGTTCAGCAGTCATCGGACCGACAAGATAAAGATAATATTCAAAATCAAGGAGGTTATGTTCAGTTCTTTAATATGTTTATGTCTGCTCCTAAAGCATACTTCCGTAAATTATTTGGAGGGTATAGAGAACTACGTAGAAATATAAAAGACGGATCAGGGAAAGGAACTTCGTGGGATAATGCTCGGACTATTGCTCTTTATCAATTTGGATTACCGATGATATTCCAGTGGGCTACATCTGGTTTTCCGATTACGGACTGGGATGATGAAGACACTGAAGATTTAGGAAGATCTGCAATTCTAAGTGTGTTTAATTCTATTTTTATTGTAGGTCAAATTGCGGAAATGGTAGCAGATAGATATCAAAAGAAACCATGGTGGAAAGATACTAATCAATTCCCTGTAATAGATTTAGCTACAGATGTGGCAGATAAATTAGGTAGAGCTATTGAGGAAGAAGACTCATCAAAATCTTTACAACTATATAAAGAAGCTCTTTATGCTTTATTGCCGCTCACTGGTGGTGCTGGAGTTCCAATTAAATATGCTTCTATTCCAATGCCTACCTTAGATAGAATGGCTCAGAACCTCTACAAGATAGGTAGAAGCGGAGGGGATCCTAAAGAAGTATTTTTAAGGTTGTTTAATTATTCAGATTATATTATTGAAGGAGGTAAAAATAAAACTAAACCTAAAAAACGTAGGAAACTTACTAAAACTGAGATGAGAAAATATTTCCCAGAGTATATGGAAGCTATGGATGATTTTAATAACTCACCTCAAATGAAAGAGTTTAATCAAAAGAAGAAAGACTATAAGGCTCAAGAGAAAAAAATAAGACAGGAGATGTTAGACGACATGTTTAAAAAATAAAAAATATATGAAACATTTTAATGAAGACCTTTGTATGCGACACAGTTATAATCTTTTATTAGGAAAGAGAACGATTGAGGAGCTGATGAAAGAAACAGCAGAACTCTATCTTATGTTTAATCCTAAGAAAAAACCCGTCCCTATGGAGGATGACATCTATGATACCTTAATAGAATACTTCACTCATACAGAAGAGTATGAAAAATGTGCAGAGCTGGTAGAAGCTAAGAGTCTTGCTTCTTAATTTCTTTATCTATTTCATCTAAGAGTTGAGAGGCCGTGTAGATAGGGAGTGTATCATTATAGTTCTGATATATTTGAGTAAAGTTTTGTGCCTCCCTATCCCACGTCCATAAAGTATTTGCTTTAGTTTTAATGTTGTATTTCAGTACTGACTTAATTGTTTTATATTTCATTTTCGAATTGTATATGATCTTCAGCTCGTCTATTTCTATTGTACTGATCTACTAAAAAGTTTTTTTTATAATTCTTTCTTTCTGCATCTAACTTATAATACAAGAAAGCTTGGAAGCCATTTAAATGAGAGTCAGTTGGAAAGAAATATTTCCATCCTTTTGATTGTCCTTTAGCAATATAATAACAAAAAGCTACTCCTATTTTTCCACTACTCTTTTTAAAATTAATAACTGCAGTGTGATCAGAAGTTGGTATAACCTCTTCCACTAAAAATGATTCATTATTTACATTTCCCTCTCTGTTTTTATAAGAAAACCTTTTAGCAATAACTTTACTAAATTCATTTAATTCTTTAGCTATTTGTTTATTCATATTTTCTTATATATATTGGTGTCTTTTCTCCTACATATGCCCCTACCGTATTATAATAGAAGTGTTCCACCGCATCCTCTCGACTCATATTATCCTCTTCCATTAAACATTTAATACATAAGTCAGTATCATATACAGCTACTGGGTTAGACCCTTCGGTAATACCGACTAAAGCTGAGTCATACCCCGCTGCCAGAAGACATTCATTATCTTCTAACTCTTGCATTAATTCTTCATCTATCATTTTCTTCTGTTATAAGTTGCTACTCTGTGGCAATTAGAACATCTAACCTCACACTTTGCTATTTCTTTTTGTATTGTCTCTAAACAGTATGCTCCTCGTGCCATATCTGAAATGCATAATATTTTTTCTCCCCGTACATGGTCAAAATCTAACACAACAGGATTTGTTTCTCCGCAATCTACACATCCTGTTAATTCTTTAACCGCATTTACATACTCTTTGTTTTTTTGTTTCTGACTTTTATTTCTTTTTTTAGTTCGCTTCTTTACCGTTGTTTTATTCGCCTCATAATGACGTTTACTTGCAGCTGCTTGATCTTTCTTATTTTTATAAGCCACGTTTTTATTTACATGCTTTACACTTCATCAGACATAGATTGAATCATATCTGCTAATACCTTAATAAGATCTTGAGCTTTTTCTTTGGCAGAGTCATAATCCCTATCCATCATGTCTTCATATATTTGGTCTCCGAAGTCATGAATACTATCACAGGTATGTTGAATGTGAGTTATAGTTTGGGTGTCTTCGGCTGCTACTCTTGACATTATTGTGGCTTATTGACCATTTTTTATAAGACTTTTTAATTGTTCCAACTGTTCTTGAACATTATTTAATGTCAAATTTAACATTTTATTTTGTTCACGCAAATATTTGAGTTCTTTTTTTATGAACACAGGTTTTGGTTCATCATAATCTCCAGCTACGCCACTCCATAATGCTTCTATCTTATCTGAATTTCTTCTCATTTGAGCATCTGACATTAACATATATTTAAAATTTTTTAAAGTTGTTAACACTGTTGCGTGATGTTTATTAAAGTGTCTTCCTATTTCAGTGACTGTCATATATTCCTTACATCTAAGAATATTATAACAAATAGCCCGGGCATTCACCATTTCTCTCTTACTGCTTTTTAAGGTAAAATCAACTTTGCAAACGTCTTCTGTTATTTGTTTTAGGTTTTTGACTTTGTGGTAATGCATTTAATTTTTTATTTAAGTTGAATAAGTCTAAGTAATTATCCATAGTGATAAGTTGAAGGTCTGATAATAGAAGATGAGGAGACTTGTCTCTTATCATTTCCACTGCAAATGTAACAGGAGTATTCGTATCATCGATTATTAATCCAGGAATAACTGTAGATACTAAGCTATTATCTGGTACTCGATCAACATTTTTTTCAATAAACTTAGCAATCTTAATTCCTGTTCTTATATCTAAATGTTGGAGCTGCTCAACGAAGTATTCATCTACATCATACCCGGCTTCCCTTATATATCTCTGTTTTACATCCATGTTTTTCTAATTCTTTTAATCTATATTCTTGTAGTTTTGATAATTTCCCTTTAGGTTTTTTTATTTCCGAAAACAATACTTCACATCCTGGAGGTATAGCAAGGAGGTCGGGGATACCATTCTTATTAGTCTTGATTAGCTTAAGAACATAGTATCCTTCCGACTCCAATTGCTTAATCCTTTGGCTTTGTATTTGTTGTTCGGTCATATTTATAATCTAAAAAAAATCCGATGGCTACTATTATATTCATTCCTAAAGAAGATACTACTTCAATAGCATCGTGGAAATCATGTATTGATAAATGAATATGTCCCACTACCCAAAAAGGTATTGCTAAATTCTGACTGATCCAAATCAGAGTGAATATAAAGAACCTCTTCATCGCTACAAATTTACAAAATCTCTCTTGAAGTGTGTAAGGGTGTAATCCTTCTTTTTTACAACTGCTTTGTATATATCTTTTTCAATTCCATCTCTACTGAATATCCAATATATATTATTTTTTAATCTATCTTTAGTAGTCATCCTGTCTCGGCTTTGCCAATAGGAAGTTGCGCTAAAATCAATATTATAATATACTAAGCAGTCAGCTTCACGTAAAGATATTCCTTCTCTTCCACTTACGATTTGTAAAGCTATATCTTTCTTTGTTTTATTAAATTCATCTAAAGTAGTACATAAGCTGTCACCAAAGACTTCTTTAAGGGCGTTGAGCTCTTCTTTAAACTTATAAAATATACCTATCTTTTTTGTTTTAAATTCTTTTTTTATAAACTCAGCCTTACTTGTATCTATTATCATAGAGTTTCCACTTTCAAACTTTATAGTACCACTACATAGCTGATGTACTTTAGTCATTAGCTTAACTGCTGTGTCTGCTAAAATAACCTCGCTTTCTCCTTCTACTACTAAATCTTTTTTTAATTTACTAATTAATGTAAGGGTAGATGGTTTGATGTCTACCTCTAAAATCGTTTCTTTAGTTTCTACCTTAAAGCCAGCATCCTTCTGACTGAAATTAATAGTATAAGGAGACATGTGTTCAATAATCCTTTTATGTCCTTTTGAATAGTCATTGATATACATTCCTCCTATTTTCTTTTTCACTACACTAATATAATCTTTAGCAAACTGATAAAAGTTTTTGTATTTAGCAAAAGGATTGCGAGGAATAAAATGAACTTGATGGTACATCTGACAATATGATTCAGGTGTAGGAGTTCCGCTTAATAAAATAATATAAGGATTACATCTAAAAACTAACCGTGCTACCCTTTTCGATCTTCCACTTGGTTTAGGAAACGCTCCCATTCCATGAGCCTCATCACATATTACTACATCCCATCCTGTTTGTTTTACCTTGTGTAATGATTCGTAGTTAATCACAGTTAATTTAAACTGCGGTAATAGTAATTCATAGTCATTCTCAATGCTTGATATAGCTTTCTTTTTAGTAATAAACAAAACTGTTTTAACGTCGAGCTTTTCACAAATCCCTAAACTGGTTAAGGTTTTCCCTGTTCTTACTTCCATTGCTAAATATAAAAACCTATGTGGTTTTAATATTCCTACTCCTCTTGCTATAATATCTTTTTGGTAATCTCTAAAATCTATCATAATTCTATTTTAGCTTGGACCACTGGTCTTTCCGTAAAGTTTATCCACTTACCTATGTTATCCCTCCCTTCAATAGGATCACAACCATATTTATAATGAGAGTAAGAGATCAACCATTTTCCAAACCTAACTCTACTAACAGCCATCCGTGATTTAGGTGCGTAGTCAGGATATTCATTAGTAAAATCAATATATAAATCATTTATTTTAATTCTCTGGTCTTTAACTAATTTAGTATTTGGAGTTCCATCAATTACCCCACACCATTCTATAAACTCGTGAGAAGTTTCAGCCGAAAATTGTCTTGCTTTAAGATTAACAAAGTCGCTTTTAATTAATCCTTTATCTAAATAAAGTTGTAGGTTTTTAATCATGTAGTTATCAAACTGACACCAATCATTATCATCCCACTCTCCAAACATTAATTTACCAAACTCTACCAGTGGTGTAAACTCTTTGGTATAAAATTGACTAAGTTCTAATTCCCATTTTCTTCTTTCAAAAGAAGATCCCTTCCCTTTAATAGCATAGTTAGTAGTGATTGCTACCTTTGGAGATTTACTAAATGGTATTTTAATTGCATCTTTATTTTTCTTTTCAAGAGTCAACCCTTCAGTTACTACGCTAAATAATCTCTCAAAGTCAAAATGTTTCTTTACATCATCAAAGCAAAGTATTTGTGTATCAGCAGAAACCAATTGATAAGCAAAAGATTTCTCAAAATTAAATGACTTACCATCTATCACTACTAATTTTTTCATATGAGATATTCCATTCATAAACAAACCTTTACCTGTTCCTCCTTCAGGATTATCTGATATGACCTCATCATTTAATATAGTGGCAGGACAATAGGATAAGTTTTTCCATCCATGTAATAAATATCCAATAGTAGATTCCATAGAAGTAGTTCTTTTTTCTGTACCTCCACTTATATTATTTACAAATGTTTTATAATCACAATCTGTAATTTCACATAAATCAAACACCCTATCTATCACATGGTCTTTCCATACATATCCTCCTAAATCTAAATAATCAATAGGAATAACTTCATCTTTAGTTATTTTAACTGCGCAATTTTTGTAATACAAATAAGCTGTATCTTTATCGTCTGCAATAAAGTATACATTAATAGAGGATAGTAAGGTTAGAAACTCTTCTCTAAAATATCTTACTTGGTCCGCAAAATAATTATATACTGATATATCATCTATATCTAACAAGTAGCTTAATACAAAATCTTTTATTTCTTTTTCTGAAGTATGATCAATAAGGTTGTTAGTTACCTTAACGAACACATAGTTCTTACTGCCCTCTGGATTAAATTTATAAAATCCATTATCCTCTAAAAACTTTTTAAAAGATATATGTACAATCTTGACTACACCCTTTTCAGACTTGCTCCAAAATTTTTGTTTATCTTGTTCTTCCTCTAACCTTCTAATTACATTGTCTAAAACACTTTCTTCTACATCTGATGCTTCTTCTATCTGAGATTTAATTTCTCCTTTAGATACGCCTTTACGAAGTTTAGACTTAACTTGGTTGACTCTTTCCTCATCCTCGTAATACTTCGTTCCAAAATTTTGAACTTGTTTATATGCGGAATGTATAGTTCTTTTTATTTCACTTTGAGGAAAATCTCTACTTACAAAATTTCCCATTATATATTCAGCTAATGTTTTATTGACTCCAAAATCATTAAATGCTGAAGCTAAAACATATACATTATTATTTCTTTCTCCAGTGTTCAACCCATACTTTCTTTCCCACCACTTCATTAGTATTTCTACAATCTTATTTTCATCTGTGATTGGTATAGTTTGAATGTCTTTATGCTTTACAACTTCTTGGTATTCTTGCTCTACAATTTGATTAAATACACTGGACTGCTCATTAATATAAATTAAAGGATCATAAGATTCATAACAAACTCTGGATACATTTTTACATGTTATATCAAAATATGGAGAATCAAAATGATATTGTAAAGAATTAAAAAATTGTTTATGAGTTTCAACATCAGCCGGTATCTTTACTAATACCTTTAAACCTAAACCGCTTGGAGAAATAAAACACGCAAATGTATATCTATCTTTTGTTATTAATTCTTTCTCTTGTAATAATAATTTGTCAGTTTCATATCCATCAAAATCCAAACATATTAATCCACTATGTTGGCTTAATGATGAATCATTTCTTTTTGTAAATTTACCACTAAAACATACAGCTGGTAATGATTGTTTTAATTCGTTTCTTACTTCTTTGTCTTTCTCTGCCCTTATTGATCGTACTATGTCTTGTGACGCTCCTTCTCGAATCCTTTCTAATATCCGTGATACATCTCTATAAAAAGGTTGAGCAGTATCTTTAATATCTTTAAATATTGTTATTTCCATTTGATTTGTGTTGTTTTGTGTCAACTTTATGTTGACTTTATTTTTACTTTTTTTATCTTATTACTACTTATATATTTTATTTATAGTGTTAAAGTGTTAATAATAATATAATAAAAGTAATATAAGTAAAAGTAATATAGTTTAATATATTATAAAGGTTGTTATAGATTGTAAAAAACAACACTTTAACACTAAATAAACCAAAAAGAAAGGGGAATAAACCCCTAACTTAATGGTAAAAAGAGGGAGCGTAATCGTTACAAAGTATAACTGCTGAATTATTAATTAATAAAAATTACAACCCTCTTTTGTGGTTTAGAAAGGTAAGTCTTCTTCTTTTTCTGCGACTGCTTCTTTCTTTGGTTCAGGTTTGAATGTGTCTATCACTACATAGTGTGTTTTCCCATACTCATCTTCACCATCTCTTTTGGCTGATACATTTAACTTAATGTATTTTTTACCATTGTACTCGAACATATGCTCTTGAGGTAAGTCACTAAGACATACGCTGCAAGAGATCATGTTCCCATCAAACTTGGAAACTCCGTTTCCGACATAGATTTTTTCTTCTGCCATAATTAATAATTTTTATATATTATTTGTTCCAACTTATTCATTGTTGCTTCCATGACTTGATCACGTTCAGCTTGTGAGGTATAGTTGGTTGGAACTTGCAACCATACCGCAGTTTCTTTCTTATTAAAGTACTTCTTTAATAATGTAATTTTCAATATCTTCTTCAGCATTTTTTCCATAAAATTTATTATATATTTCTACTGCTTGTTCTACTTTATTTTTACCATAATTTAAAAAGTCTTGTGAGGGATGATAAATACCTAACTCACATGTTAATTTATCTACTACATAAAAAACTAAAGGTCTCTCAAAAAATATTTGATATAAATACGCTTGACTATCATAGTTATATTTTCTGGCACTATACTTAAAGTCTTTTATATTAGAGGTAGTTTTGAGATCTATTAAGCATTCAGGTGTAACTATATCTGCTTTACCCTTCCACATTAAACCCATTACCTCCTGAGTAGCAGGAACTTCAAATTCATTATCATCATCATAAATAGCATCATAAAATTCTAAATTGTTTTTCATAATATTTATGGCATTATCCATACTCTCTCGCTCCTTATGTAACATCATAATAGGTCTTCCGTATTCTGTAACCTCTTCTTTATATCTTTTAGTGTTTCTGCTTGATGCATCTATTGTTTTAAATTCATCGGATGATAGTTTTTCTGGCTCTAACATAGCAGTATGAAAATATCTACCCAATAACATAGCTTTAGTCGGATCTTTTTCTTCTCTAAAATTTTTTGGATCTTTTAATAATGTTATTATATCCGAATTAGATAGAAATCTTCTTCCGAACTCTCCGTAATAATGGTTGTCATCTTTTAACTTCTCTAATACATCCTCCATTACTTTATATGTTTAGAGATTTCTTTTTTTACTAATGCCTTTATTTTATATTTAACCTCTAAATTTTTAACTATCTTAGGTAGCCCTAATGATTTATTATCAGCAACATACTTTAATACCTTTTCCCAATTTTCATCTCCTACATTTAATTCTACCAATGTTTTAGTTTTAGGTACAGGATTTTTACTTACTGCTTGAGCAGTAGGAGGAGTAGGAGCAGTATCTTCTCCTATCCATAAACTCAGTCCTAAACCATGCATAGCAATAGCTTTAGCAGTTGATCTTTGTATTGCAGTATTTACATCCATTGAGGTTACTTTTTCAATAGCAATAGAATTGTTTCTATAATCCATTACAGGTAGATAATCAATATGTTCCATCCCATTAATAGTAATTCCTACCTTAACATAAGCAGTTTTACCATCACTAAAAAAGTTAAGTCCAGTATGCTCTGATTCATACACAATTCTTTGAGCATCAGGATATTGTGTTTTAATCATACTCCAAGCTGTTGCCCAAGATAAGTAATCAAACTTACCTTTTTTATCTGTTTTACCTTGAATAGATATGGATGATAATTCCTTAAAGATGTTCTTGTTCTTGTCCATTTGTTATTTGATTTAATTGTTTTTGTTTACTTGAATATTTAATTAGCAATTCTTCTCTACTATTTTTTAGTTTCTGAATATGCTTATCGTTCTTTCGGGTGTTTACCTCTGTTCTTATTTTAAATTCTATAAGATCTAATTTTCTTTTGCAGTTAAGTAATGATAATCTTAATGATCCCTCTTTCCATCCATATTTGTAAAATAAATTATATTCTTCTTCGTTACATTCTTGAAAGTAATCTCCATTTCTTCCACAATTTAATATTTCTATTTTCGATGGAAACTTTTGTAGTTTTACCCCATAATTAATAACGCTATACCCAAAAGGCAATAAAGAAGAGATAGCTTCATTATCTTTTATAGCTTGAGAATATAAATCTTCTAAACTATACATTCTGAAGTTTATCTACTACTTTCTGATAATCTTTATCTTTATCAATATGTTCTTTAGCTTTTTTATATCCGTGAATAATAGTTGAATGTGATATATCGTGACCATTCTCTTCCATAAATCTTTGAATGTAAGAAATTCTTATTGGTCTTTCCATACATAGATAGTAAAGCATTTGTCGTGCATCTACTATCTCTCTTCGTTTTGTTTTGGTGAACATCTGATCGAGTGTCAGATGAAATTGCTTAGCAATAGCTGATGCGTATGCATCAAAGATGTCTTTTTTCATTATATTTTATTAAATTGAATTAGTTGGCTAAGATAATTCTTTTTCAATACTTAACCAAATAATGTTTAAGTTTTTTTTATTTCTTTTTTCCCATTTGGGGAATTTACTTCCCATTTGGGGAATTTTCCTTTTTACATTGTACTCTATATAGTATAAGGTATCCAATTAGATCAAGCATTGTATCTTCAGTTTTATCGTTGAGTCCTACGGTCTTGATCCTACTTAGTTTATCATCTATACGAGCCAGTATTCCCTCTTTAGGGGAAAGTTTTGAGAATATTTTAGGAGGTTGGTTTGCTGTATCTCCGTATGCTTTATTCTTTTCAAGTAGTAGCATTATTACTTCTCTACCTACTTCTTTAATAAGTTCTTCTGTTTTCATTTGTTTTGTTTTTTTAATTTATTTTTATTAAATGATGCTTCTTGTCCTAATTTAGTTTCTAAATATAATCTACTGAGTTGTTCATCAAAATACTCTCTCATATATTCATTATCTAATATAATGCGCCCTTGATCATCTTCGTGACAAAATACGGGTATTGTAATATGTGTTCTTATTTTCATCTTATTTATTTTTTTTAATACCATATTTTTTTAAGTATTTAAGGTATTGGTTATTATTAAATTCTATTTGTTTATACTCTGGAGTTGATTCTTCTGTTTTACCACTATATTTAAAAAAGTCCTCCACTTCTTGAGTGTTACTTTTATATATTTCTTTCTCCATATTTTGTCTTTTTATCTCATCTATGAAGTATTCTTTAGGTGGTTTATCAGTCATCTGTTGTAAGAATTGTATATAATCTCTGTTAGGGCAATCCTTAGCTTTTTCCTTAAGTATCATATTATATATTTCTTTCATTTCAGTTTACTTGTTAAGGTTTTGCGTTTAGATAACAATTGGTTTGTTTCTTCCTTATTGTCTCTTATTTTCTTTTTCTTTAATCTACCATCTATCTTTCTAATCTCTTCATAGATAGCCATTCTGATATTTGTTTTACCTTTTCTTTTGCTCATTTGTTTTTATTCTTTAAAGTTAATAATTTATTTTATAAGTGTCCACCAATTCCATCCTCTCCCATATACATCCATTCACTCTCTTCATTTCTATCTGTCCAATCGTATGTCTCCATACCATTACCAAAATCTAAAGTTGCCTCATCTAAAGCAATTTGAATTTTATCATTCCATTTATCCTCATTATTGATTAGCCATTCATGTACTTCAGTTCCTTCATCAATTAAATCAGGTACTTCTACTTCTATTTCTGCGTATTTATGATACACACTTCTTTGCATAATTTTTACTTTCATTTTATTTAATTTTTATCATTATTACTAAATACGTTTATCGTATTGTTAATTAATTCTTCTATCTCATCATAAGTACCATTATAATAGTCTTGAGCATTCTCGGTAAAATGTAGTCCAGCTAATCCATCCCAAGTATCTTTTCCTAATTTAAGTTCAGTTAGCTGAGTAGCAATCTCATCTACTAACTCCATAAACCTACTATTGTCTACATATATTTTCTTTTGGTATTTATTTGTCTGATAATCGTGGATATACTTTACCCATTTATCGTATGTTAGTTCTCTTTTCATATCTCTAAAATAAGGTTTTTAAAATAACTGCAAATAAACTAAGGAAAAACAAAGCACATAATCCAAAGCACATAGCTTCAAAAAGTGTTGATTTTATTCCTTGTTTTAATTTGTTCCAATCTGGTTGTTCGTATTCTTTCATATCTATTTATTTTTATTTATTAATTCTATTGCGTACTTATTTAATTCTTTTTTGGATCGTTTACCTATTCTCTCTATAATATCTTCAAGTAGTTTCATATCATTCTCCTCTACTAATCCATAGTAACTCGCTTCTCCAACAAAACTCTCCATTATACTTTCATCTTCATATAAGATATAATCTTCTTTGTATTTCCTTTTAAAGTATAGGTTATAAAACTTACCTAATTGTTGGTACTGCATTAAATTCCCTATTGTCTCTTGTTCGTATTTCATACTATTTATTTTTATTTATTAATTCTCTATATTTTATAATGCTATTAAATTTTCTTTCTAATTCTGGATATTTGCAGTAATCTGCAACCATTTTCAACCATTTTAACTCTTCATTATTTAATAAAAGTTCTTGTAATTTCCATTGTTTATCTTTCATATCTATTTAATTTTAATTGTGCGAGGAATGTCCCTCTACCACTAAAAGCCCACTATTTTCATAGTGAGCCGATAGTGTCCTACACACACAATTAAATCATAGCCAATACTCTTGACTGCACCATTTACTACAAAAGGTATTTTCTTCTTCTACTTCTTCATTGCAGTTATTACATAAGTATGGATTTATTTCTTCATTACATTCAGTACAATACTCTTCATCCCATCCTCGTGGTACTTCTTTCCATTGGTACATCTCATCGCAATTATAACATTGCTCAAGATCCTGTGATTCTTCTAACTCAGGAAACTCCATAAATTTTGCTTCTAATTCTTTTCTTGTCATATGTTTTATTTTTTTATGTTTATCTCAAAATTATCATCTATATCTAAACCTAATACATTATTTATTTCATCTTGTATTAAATCTTGTACTTCAAAATTATGCTCATCTTCAGATAATAATTTTAACTCTATTAATTTATCTATGCATCTTATTGCAATATCTCTTGTGTCATCATATGTTATCTTCATATCTATTTAATTTTATAGTATTCAATTAGTAAAGAATCGTTCTTCACTTGATACTCGTTATACAATTTATTTATCTCATAATCAATCTTACTTCTTTGATATAATTGTTCATCAGTAAGTTTGTTCATCATTCCACAGGAAGTCAGTAAACTCGCTGTTATTACTATTGCTATCTTTTTCATATTTATAGGTTTTTAATTAATCTAAATTGGTAGTCATAGTCATCAACTAAAGAACAATAGAATTTATCTCCATTGTCATCAGTCTCGCAATACTCTTCTAAATCACTACCATACATTGCATCTAATTCCTTAATTTGTTCTTCATATTCTTCCTTTGTTAGCATTGTAACATCATTAACATTACATTGAATCATTATTGCATATGCATCTTTGGTCTCCCATACTTGATAACTTCCTGAATTATCATCATAAGTGTCAAAATAGAATCCATCTCCATCAGCATCTCTTTTTATAGGTGTCCAATATTCAGTTGGCTTTTCATCAGAGTATCTGCAAACATCATCAGACACATCTCCTGCATTACTTAATACTCTTTGGTAAGCATATTTAAATGCTGATTTTTTATACTGAAACTGCTTGGTGTCTACTCCATTTTC